TTAATTTACTCTCTGCTCCAATCCTTGCAACTTCAACTGCTTTTTCGTAATCTTTATCAATCTTATAGTAATCTACTTCTCTCTTCGCTTGATCATTATCAGCTTTAACTTGTTCTGCTTGAATCATTGCATCATTCTGTGCTTTCTGTGCTGCTTGTTGTTTAGCTTCAAATTGCAATTCAAGATCTTCTAATTCTTCCATTAACTTACTAACATTATTAGCTGTTATAATTTTAGTTACTGTAGAAGGAGAAGCACCATTCTGTGCAAATTGAGTTGCTTGCGCTCTTACAGCTTCTAAATTCATTAAGTCTTTTCCACTATTAGAAGCTCTCACTAGATACTTTGAAAAGCAGAAAGAATTAGGATCAATCTGTAACATTGTTCTCTTTAAATCAGAGTTTATATAGTTAGCTTTCTTTCCTTCGCTAAATGCATATTTACTTAACTCTAATAATCCATTTAAATCCGATTCCTCTAATTCTTCAAACTGTGTAAAGTATTCTTCAGTCATAATAGAACTTCTGAATATAGCTTCTTGTGCAACTGCTTTACCATCTGATGCATTCATCTGTCCTTTCCTCTGTCCACTCATTCCTATTGATGCATCCCATTCTTCTTTAATTACATTTAGATATTCATATAATCTATTGATGTGTTGACTTAAACTTGCATCTAATATCTTCACTCCATTAAGAGCAGTTTGAAAATTCTTACTTGTTTCATCTGGAAACATAAAACCAAATGCACTAGCATAATACATAGTAGATTCCATTGAGTGACCTTCCTTATTAGGAATCAATCCTAAAGGAAATACAGTAATCTTATCTAAGTTTTTAGCAAATGATTTTTCTATATAATAATGAACTATATTATATTTAATTTGATATGGTATTCCTTTCTTCACAATTGACATAGGATCAGTATGCTTCATTGCTAAGATCTTCCCATTGTAAGGATTCTTTACTGCATTAGGTTCATTAATAGAACCTCTTAATTCATTAATGAAATCATAACCTACAATATATTTATCATCAATGATATAAGCTTCGCATTTCTGCTTTACCCAAGTCCACTCTACTTCTTCTCCTGGAATTGCTTTATATGTATCATCGACTTCTTCTTCAAACTCTTCTCCAAAGATATTAGCTCCGGATACTTTACCAATTTTAATAAGAGTAGTCCATACAATATGTTCTACTTGAATTCCTTCTTGATCTGAATAGATTTTACTATCATCATTAGATAACTTGTTCCATAAAGCTGATGATGATCTAACTTCATTTGCCCATGTATCTTGATCAGTATATCCATTTAGTTTTGCTTTAGGATAGAATCCTTCTCCTCCATCATACCCAAGTCTACTTTCTAATTCTCTGATAACATCATCAGTAAAACCTTTCATATCTTGGAATTTATCTATCACCTCTGTAAGAGGCATTCTTACAAGACGTTTAATAGCTTCACAATCTTCTAAGAATGTATCATGACTATTAGCTAAATACCAAATCTCTTTAGGAGAAACTGCTTTTTCTATAACTTCATCTTTATAAATTCCTTTATAAGTAAACGCTTTAGCTGTAACTAAGAAATGATACCATGCTTCTGCAAAGATACTATCTAATCTATTATAATCTCTTATATAATCTAGAGCTTCCTGTCCCATGATAGCTAACTTATCTGGCAAGCTATCTACCATTTTCTTAATCTTCTCTACTGAATACTGTTGAGAAACCTCTACATCGAATTGTTCACCATTTTGTAAAGTCTGTTGTTGTAGTTCAGACATAATCTGCTGCACTAACAACTTCTCTACTAACTGATTCTCTAATTCTTTCCTCTGACTATCAATATCAGAATCTCTAGCTACTACTGTATATCTTAATCCACGTTTCCTCTTCTCTCCCATCATCAACATTACATTCGTAGATATAATATCAAAGTTTCTAATCTTAGCTGGAAATCTTGTAAACTTAGGATCTTTACTATTAAAAGGATTAGTTACATAAAGATAATCATTTTCTTGAAGCTGTCCATTTGCAGCTCTATATAAAATCTGCGCTTCTACTTGATCCATTGCAGGAATGCATGAATCAGCAAACCATCTAGCAGACTCTTTCCACCAATCTTCTGTTCTATCTGCTGTTGTAATACGTTGTTTTGGTCTTATCATCTTTAGTTATCTGGAAAAAAATCTCTACTAAAAAAATCATCTATCGAACTTCTTATAGGTAAAGAGGGCACTGTTTCGGTATACAGTAACTCTTGCATATGATAAATTCCTATCCTTAATGCTGATATCCTATCAAAGTTACCTTCACCATATGCCATTAATTCATCTAGTAAACCTAGATCAAATATTGTATGTAAATTAAGAATCTCTGTTCCATCTTCTGCTGTGTATCTGATGGTGTATAACCACTCTTTAATATACACATCTCCTTGTTTCTTCCTTTTGTTCTCTTTACCAGAACCCATATGCATTCCAAATCCCCTCTTAGTCTTTGCTGATTGAAGAGTGACATCATATGCTAACTCAAATTCTTCAGCTAACATATGTATCTTTTTATGTCTTTTAGCATATCCCACTACATCTCCTGGTTCATCATTCTCAAATGCTATCTCTGCATTATAGTATTCTGCTAATTCAAATACAACCTTATTAAAGGTTTCTTGACTATTAGGTCTACCTACATAACTTGCTACAATTCTATCACCTTTATCCGCTGTAAAATTATTAGCTTGTTTGATTACATATGCAGCTCCTACTGAATCTCCAGTAGTCGAATCATGCCTATATGTATCAAGACACAATTTATATAAATTATTTGGAATTTTACTATCTTTTTTATAAGGAGCTTCATAAACTACTACTGCTCCACTATAATCTTGATACCTATCTTTATGAGGGAATAAGTGAATAGGATTTAATAGAGGATCTGGTTTAAACTTCAAGTCAAAACCTTCTCTTTTAAAATAACCTTTTGTACCAAGAGTTTCATAAGATCTGCTAACGAATACCTTTTGTCTTTGATTAATCAATTCATCTGACATAAAAATATTACCACTCCCTTTTAGAACTGCTTCTTTCGGAGTATAAGGTGCTTCTGCTTTCTTTCTAGGTAGTAAACTTGGATCTTTTGCTTTCTGTGCTAACTCTCTTTCTCCATCAAAATAATCTTTAGCTAATTCCTTATTACTATTACCTTGAGCATCTTTAAACTTAATGTTATAATAAGCAGGTGTAAATAAACCACACTTAGTACCTGACATTCCTTCATCCCATATATTATCAAATGCTATTAGATTATATGATAAAGGATCATAAAACATTCTTTCAAGAGATTCAAAGTTAGCTCCTTCTGTACCGCCTGTACCAAACCCAATCATGGTACCAAAGTTAACATCTCCTTCTTCTACTGATGGTCTTGCTATCTCCCAAGCTTTATCTGCATTAGGAAACTTACCTAACTCTTCCCATAAGATTAATTGACCACGTTTACCACGTGCTTTTTGCCAGTTATTTTGAAGTGAAACTCCAAACACTTCTGACATATATCCTCTTTCAATACCTTCGATATCAATAGATGCACGAATATGCATGTTATTTCTATCCTCTTTGAATTCAGATACTTTACCTATACCTTCTGCATGTACAATTAACCAATCCTTAAACTCTAAGAACTTGGAGAAGATACCATCCTTTGTTAAGAACTCCTTCTCATTAGCCATCATATAACTCTTACTTTGTCGAATCAAAGAGAAGTTCCTTGCTGCTAATGATCCACCTTTCCATGATGCACCTACACCACGTGGTTTTAGCCAAGCCATATGATGCCCACCTCCTAAACTATCTTCATTAATATTAATTGATACAGGTAACTTCAATAAATCTCCTTTATCAATTCCATTCTGTGCAATATCTAATGCTGTAAAATACACATAGTCAACATCCCAGAAATCTGGAAATGATTCTTTTCTTTCTCCTGCTTTACGAGCATGTTTTACTTTAGTCTTATGTACTTCCTTATAAGTTTCTTCTACAATTTGAATCCTACAAAAATTTAAATAGAAATAGTAATAACCAGAAATATAAATACCTCCAGTTGTATATCCATTTAAACATCTATCTATTTCTCTATTCCAGAATTCCTTATTTTCAAGAGTTCCTGGAATACCAGCTTCATATTGCTTATGCTTATCGAAATAAGTGGCAGTTTCTCTGAAAGCTTGAGTATTAACTAGTCCTAAAGCTGCCATGTACTAACTGTTTTTCCTGCTCTTCCTTTTGTATTAGATTCAAATTCAGCTTTCACTTTCTTCTCCATTGCTGCTACAGCATCTAAATGGGTAGGTATCTTTTGAGATACTTCAATTACTTTACTTAAATCTGCTAATGCTTTATCTAATACTTCTGTTCCTTGTGCTGAATCATTCATCATCAACTCTTCTGCTTGTGTTATACGATCATCTAATCGTTTAGTAACAAGACCAGTCAATCTATTAGCAGAAAATAAAGCTGTTTTAATATCATGTAGAGATTTCATTGATGGAGTTTCTTGATCTTGCTTATAGATCTTAATTGCTTCCCACACAGCTTCATCTGGTTTCCAATCATCATCAAACCCTAACCTCTTTTTAATACGTGGTTCAAGTTCTGACTCTGAATAATTACTTACATAAGGAGATCTAAAATCTGAATAGAAATAAATAAAGGCTAACTCCATAGTAGCTAACCTCTTTTTTCTTCCTTGACTATCACCTTTAGATCCTCTATCTCTTTCAATGATTACCTTATACTCTTTTATCATCCTTAACTCAGGATTAAAAGTAGGTAATCCATCTTCATCAATTACTATTAGACCTATCATCGTTAAATTTTTTCATGTTCGGTATAAACTTACCTAGAAAATCCATCTTGATTTCTACAGGTTCAGTTTCTTTTATTGTATCTGCTACAGCTTTATAGTAACCATCTAAAGCTTTCTCCACTTCTTTCATAGTAACTCCATTAGATGTAGCTACTTCTTCTAGTATCTTATAAGTTGTATTATCTATTTTCATAAGGACATAATGTTAATCTATAACCTTTCTCCGAAATGAAAACCTCATAGTTAAAACCCATATTGAATTGACTATACTTCTCTTTCATTCCTAGAAGATAAGAGTTGACATCATTCCATAAAACAAAAAATGGTGAGCTATATTTCATAACTCACCAAACTTATACATTTAAAATAACTATTACAAATTATTCTGCTCGTTCATATGTCTTTTCAAATATATCTGGTTTACAAGGATATATTTCTCCATTAACTCCTTTAATAATATAATCATAACAGTCACCTCTCATTACTCCTTCTAATGTTTTTATCTCACAATAGTAATCTTCTGGATGTCTTAAATCTGTTCCCCAATAAGTAGTAATATCATTTGAAGTTACTTTATCACAAAACCATTCAGGTCTATTATCTACACCATATTTAAATGCTTCAATTACTACTGGTAGCTTTCTGTATTTTGTTCCAGTTGCTATTTTTAAACTATCTGGTGGTCTTACTGTATCATCAGTATATATAATTTCAAATTCATCTTTTCCAGCAGCTAAATAAAAAGAATCAATATCTAAACCATTATTACTCCAAGATTGATTATTATCATTACTTGTCAATGCTAATGTACCTACTTCTGGAGTATCTTCTATTTTTATTAAAGTATTAGGAGCAAGAATTAAAGATTTTATAATTCCTCCTTTTATCAAATGTTCTTTTACTTCGTTGATTGTTTTCATTATTGTTTATATTTAGTATTACATTTTCTACAAACTAAAAATTTATTCTCTACAAAAGCTAAGTTACTTTCTGTCTTACAGCAATCACAATAACCGTAAATCTGTTGATAACTTTTATGTTTACTTAAAGTATACGTACCTATTCTTTTATAATTAGTTGGATGATCTGTACATACAATTGCTGGATTATACATCATAACTAATTGAATAAAATATTAGAACACTTCTTATCAAAGTCTTCCATAATACGATCAAATAAATCAAACTTAACTAAGATAACCATATTAAATCCTCCTTCAAAAAAGATTACCGTTGATGGATCATTATTTTTATAGTAATTATCAGAGTTATCATACTCTTCCCAATGTCTTACATCTCTTAGATTAAAGCCAGCTCTAATAATTATATCTTTTCTATCTTGCATCTTTATATAATGAACACTTTCTTCATCATACTCACACCATTGTTTATGGATTCTTCTACCTCTAAAGATCATTACTAACTCCCCTCTTATTAACTTTACATCTTGTATGATTTATTACAACTGTAAACTCAACTATCTCTCTATCGTTGATATCTAATTTTAATTGAAAGTTTATTAATCTTACCAGAAAGTAGAACCACTTTTCTGGTAAGATTATTTCAGCTTTCTTATTACCTCTAGTTTCTTTAAGAAGAAAAGATTCTAATTCTGGATAGCTATTTATCTCCATTTATCATTTCTTAAACTTATTATTAGTCATTCTATGAAAATATTCATCTGGTGTTTCCAGCTTCTTTTCTTCTTTCTTTCTTATTTCTGGAGGTTTACCGTAAACATGAGTGTGCAAATCTGTTCTTGCATCTTCAATCTGCTGATTAAAATCTTTAATCATTTCTCCTCCTTGATTAACTGATCTCTGGAGAAAGAATTTAAGAATCTCTTGTAACATCTTTAAACTCTAATTTTATATTAGCTCTTTTATAAATACTATAAATTGCTGATAGATTAGCTTTAACTTTATCTTGTCTACATTCTACTTTCATCACTTCTTTTGATTCCTCCTTATCTAATAAATGTAAATGAGATATGTCACCTTTAAAAACAGTCAAAGTATATCTTCTATCATTCTGATCCTGTTTACTCTTAGGTTTAATTGGTACTGTAAAGTTAGTGAAATCCATAGTTATAATTTTTTATTTTTAAATAATTGCCATGCTTCTTGATAACCTAATTTATCCCCGATAGATAAAATATAATCTATATATCCTATCTTTCCTGTATGAGCTACAAAATACTCATCCCCCATTTTATACATTCCTTCGGGAAGTAATCCTTCTAGGAGAATTGAAAGTTCCTCTGCATCTTCTGGAACCCAATAATTTAATAACTTTTCTCTATCTTCTTTTGAATCAAGAAGATAAGTATCTCCTTTCATTTTAATACCATCATATTTTCCACCCTTAAGATCGGTATTACCATATACTATTGTTTCTCCTTTTAATCTAGATCTTATTAGTTTATTTAGTAATTCTTTACTTATATCTTCATTACTTTCTTTAAATACTAACATACTATTAATCCTTCCTCTTCTTCCATATTAGAAGTCTTAAGTAATCTTAATACTGAATCTCCTATCTGTACAAGTACTGGCTGTGTCCAATCTGGCATCTGACCATCATATATATATCTTAAATAAGTATCTACTACTTTAAAATTACCTATTAAATAATTAGATTTAATTTCTGCTTTAGTTCTATCTTCAACAATGTTAACTATCTGTTCATGAAGACTTTCTAATTGTTCTATAAATTCAAACTGTGTAACTCCCATAACTATCCTTTTATATAATCAACATCAAAATTAGGACTTATACTTCTTACATCATGACTAATCTTAAATGTATAACCATTAACACTATTTATCATTCTTTTTCCTGTAGGTATATGTTCTATCTGACTATGTTGTGGAGCTAAACATGCTTTAGCTAAAGCATTTAATAGCTCTCTTTGATCTTCAGGTATTCTACTATCTTCTTTTATTTTTAGTAATTCATTGTATTCTGCTAAATCAATTACTACTTGTGGTTTACTTCTTTCCATTTTATTTATCCGCTAATAATTCTTTAATTCTATCTACTTTATGTCTATACTCTCTAGGAATAACAGCATCAATAACTCCCAAATGCATTGTTATTTCCTGTAACTCATTATGAGTCATTATCAATCCTCTTACTTCAATCAATTTAGAATCCATATGTGTTGGATTATCTGGTGCTACACTTCTTTCAGTAACTTCTAATAAACTTTCTTTATGAAGATGTTCTGCAAAATCAACCACTAAATCTCTAACTATCTTATCATAAATGCCTTCCTGTTCTAATACATATCCACTAAACTTAGCATTACTTTTTATCAGTTTCATTTTATCATTTATTATTTACTATGTTTCTTCCAGTATTCATCTTGCTTTTCAATTGGCATTTCTTCATCAAATAACTTATTAATTGGACCATTCCAAGAAGGAATATGTTTAATAGATGTAGTTATTATAACACCTTCATCATTTGTATATCTAAATACCATTACTCCATTACCTAAGTAATCATCTATCTTCATATATTACAACCTCTATTTTTTAATTCTATTCTTATTTCTTTCTTATCGGCATAATTTGTTTTTATATTTTTATATACCCATAATAAATAACTACTAGGTATTATCTTTAGATTTTTATTTTTATACTGTCCAAATCTTAACTTATATGTTCTATCTTCTTCTATCTTTAAATTCTTGAATATGTAATTACATCTATCTATTCTTATATAACCTATTCTATCTTTTACTTCTCCAACTATCTCACCATTATAATCTATTATATAAGTATCACATCTTTTAAATATATATTTTCTAGAATGTATTCTGAAATATAACTTTGATTTATCTTCATTTAAATAATAAGAACGTACATTAATAGCATTAAAGTTTAAATCTATATTATAAAATGGTTTATATTTTTCAATATAATTTAACTCTGCTCTATCTAAATCTTTTTCTTCTACCGCCACATAAGAATAGCAATCAAAATACTTATCATATAAATGTTGTTTTACTCTATTCTCTATGTTAACACTTTGTCCTATATAAACTAATTCATCTTCATACCATAAAAAATAAATACCTACTAGTAATCTTTCAGTTAATTTAATTTTCCTTAAAGATACTGGATCAATCATTTCCAATTCTTTTTCCATTTGTAAAGTAGTTTAAATTAATCCAATATTTGTTAGCATCTTCTGATTTAGCTATAAATTTATTATCTATTAACTCCTCAACCCCTTTGTAATAAATAGCAGTTGAACTTTCCTTATATCCGCAATTCTTTAATAGAATATTACTATCTATATAAATCATATTCTTATTAGGTTTTACATTAGCCATTATCCATAATAAAAATCTTAATGCTGCATTCCCTAACTTCATTATATTCTTATATGAATAATCATCCTCCTCAATAAATAACTTCACATATTTTCTCTTATCTTCTAGGACAATAAATACTTTATATTCTTTCTTAACAACTTCCATTATATCTCCTGTATCTAAAGAAGCAAACTCTTCTGTATCTCCATATACTTTCTTCTTTCTTTCTTCCTCTATCACTCCTATCTTCACAAAAGGAGTTTTATTATAGATTTCTTTATCCTTTAATCCCATGATCTAAAGATAAGTATAATTATTCATTTATCAAAATTATGATAAAATTTATCTCATATTGATTGTAAATAGTATTGATAATCAGTCTATTATAGACTTCCTTTATTATAATTCTTAGATGTCAATTTAAATCTTTATGACTGATAAAAATCCATTCTTCCTATAAGTAAAGATATTAACTATGCAGTTAGAATTTTGGCAATGTAAATTTTGGTATAAATTTTTTGGTAAAATTTTTAATGAGTTGAATAAAGGGATGCAGGAGTATGAGTGTATTGAAGTACCCGTACCTTAAGTGTAGGAAATATTACAGAAGCTGTAGACAAGGAGATATACGAGTATGAGAGATATTACTAAAATAGTTAGACAAGTAGGTGTATTAGTATGACATCCAAATCACCACCCCCTAGTCTTGAGGGGATTGAAGTTCCCCCGTCTATTATTCCACCATCAAAATTTAAAAATCATGCAAATTTCATTATCAAAATCTAGCAAGTATTTAGTTTTCTCGGAGAAAACTTTCACTCACGGAATCGAGTCAGGTTCTAAAATGGGGTTCTTAGAACTTGAAGATTCTAGCACAAGTGCTGAATCTTTGCAGTTCGCTAAGGACAATGCTGATTCATTCAGTTTCAAAGGCGAACCAAATCCACAAGGGATTTACCAAGTTGAATTCAATGCTTAGGCATTGAATTCATTTTTATATATGCATTTATATTAACTCCAATTCTATCAACTCCTTTTAGGAGAATAGGATTGGATTTATAAATGGATAAATTTTTAATTCTACAGGAATTTCTCAGAATAAATTTCATACAGACGATTCTCATGAGGTTTAAATTCTCCTCAAATATTGTCTTCTATCACCAATATAACCAACTCCAAAGCTATGAACACTAGAAAAAAGCTTAATCGTGAAGCAATTATCTTATCTGCTGTATTATTTGTTGCATTTACTGCCTTATATATCAAGGCTGTGGACGATAAAAATCCTGACTTCGAATTGTTTACAGAGATATTCTCTTTATTATGTATGATTATGTTCTTTGTTAATCTAATTGTATGGTGTGTTATCGGTGAAGATGATGAAAACATATCAATTACAACACATGATATGCTTGAAGATATCTATTCTGATGATAGAAAGATGAACAAGATGAAGAGGAGATGAGATAGTAGGAGGTATTACTCCTACTCATACCAATTTCGATCATAGCTCTCTAAAAAGTGCCTATATTATATATATAGTTATCCTATGAATCTAATCCAAATTACTATGACCGCTCTAGGAGTTCTCATAGTTGTAAACAGACCATCATCTGCTACTGAACGCATTATAAACAACTACATTCAGAAGCATCAGTTAACCAATTATACAATCATCAACAAAACAAGCTATGTTTAATTACATCCTCACACAAGTAGCTGACAACAAAGGAGTTGCAGTTATTATGATTGGCATAGTTATCGTAACTATCATACAATCAATACGTTCTGTAATTCACGATCATAAACATTACAACTAATGAACATGATTAACGCTCTCTGTCATGATGCATATATTGTACATCATATAATATTTAGCATCATTCTATTAACAGGATGGGAAACTGCTAAATACATTGTAAAACAACTAAAGAATAAGTAATTAATAACTCCTCAATCATAAGAGGAGTTATTGATTTAATATTTATCAATCATGAAGATTAAGAAACATATTTGGTTTTCAGAGAAGAACCAACACATTCAACAACGCTGGTATAAATTCTTTGTAGAAAAGAAACAAGTGCCATTAGATAAGTTAATAGAATCAATTAAAGAAATACAAGCAGTTAATAAAGCTAGAAATTTTAATTGTACATTGAGATGGATATCTGATTGGCAATTTGATGCTCTAATAACAACAGTTACTAAAAATACAGGAATACAATTCAAGCAAAGACCAACCAAATATAATGATTATTACGATGAAAGGAATATGGATGGTTCCTTTGCATATAATGGTTGTACAAATGACTTTTAAATCAATTTATTATGGAATTACAAGAAAAGCTTAACATAAGAAGATTGAAGTTCTTAGAGGACACAATCAATCATTACTCTAATCTTAATAGATGTATTAAAGGAGGACATTGTAAATATAGTCCAATTGGTTCAGATAATACAACTGAAGGATGTGCTATTGGTAGACATTTATCATCCGATTTACAAGTTAAACTTGATAATATAGGTTCATTTAATTCTGGTGTTACATATGATAAAGTATTTAATCAATTACCATTATACATGAGATTATTAGGTCAATCATTTTTAGTTGATATTCAACGCTTACATGATTCTAATGGGAAATGGGATATAGATGGTTTAAGTAACAATGGTAAGAAATGTGTAGAGAATATTAAATCAGATATTAAAAATAATCATTATGAAAATAATCATTATAGAAATGATATTGGAAGAAAAGATCAATAAGATATGCTGTCTATCTTAATTACACTCTCTATTCTTTACAGCAAAGCAAAGTTAATGAAGATATTTAAATATATTCATTAACAATCAATCAAACAATTTAAAGGAATTAACTCCAAGCAATAGAACTAGAGATTAGATATAGTCTTTAATAAATTATGTTGAACGCTATATTGCTATCGAGGAGTAGCTATGCATAACTAAGTTCTATTGCAATTGGAGTTATTAAATAACAATCATATGTCAAAAGCAATTGTATTTGGTGAGAAACCAAAAGAAGGAGTAAAACCTATTCAATTAAAACGTCTATTACAAGAAAGTGGTACATTTTCGAATACTACTACTTTTACAGTTTCAGTATATGAGTATATAATGTTAATGCAAAAACATTATTGTGATAATATAGATCCAGATCAACATATGTATGATCTAATATGGTGTTATGATAATAATCCTAATGATGGTACATTATTTTTAGGTCATTGGAATGATGGTATTATTGAAGAATAAGGAGATCCAAAAATATGTTACCAGTAATAGTGTTCTGTTTAGCTTTACTTCTTACAATGATAGTAATAAGAGCTACAATATATGAAGCAGTAAATGAATATGAAAGGTCAGATATGCCAATAACAACGCTTGTATACTTTATAGTATCTGTTCTTTGGTCTTGGTTATTTTATTTATTACATTAACAATATAACTAATGATTGTTCTCTACGAGTTAGAGTGAGATAACATAAAGTCAAGAAGCGTTCATAAATCTTTGAATATGGGTGTAGTGAAGAACATCCTGTTTAGCCTAGTGAATCATTAGTTTAATTTAAAATTATATGTTATGTGTTTTAGTCCAATAGAAAGAGTCGAACTACTAGGTAGGATAGACAAATTAGAGAAATTAATAAAAGTTTTAATGACTGCTCATCCCGAATTGAGTATACAGAAACAATTAATAGAAAGACAAAGTCAAGTAAAAAGAGTTGTTAAACAAGATCTTATTAGTGGTGCTATATATTGGGATGATGAAGATCAGACAGGGGATTTAGAATATGGAGATCCTGGAGATTTAGGATTATAATAAAGAATTCAAATATCTAGCTATTCTAAAGATAGCAACTTGTGGAAGACTGTTAGAGCAGACCTGGGCTAATCCACAAGTAGATTTGATAGCAGAGATGTACTCTTGAAGCTGAGTAACATAAGATTCACAACCTAAATATAAGCCTATAATAGTTGTGAGCATCTCTGTAAAAACCATAGATAATGAAAAGATAATTAAGACATGGGTAGTTATACCGAAGGTCCTTATTCTTCTAGGAAGAATGAAGATGATTTTAGCATTGTAATAAGTAATCATAAAGGTATAGAGGTATTAAGATTATCTCCTATATTTGATAATGATCTAAGTGATTCAGTTAAACTAGCACAAGAAGAAGCTAATGCAAGACTAGCATGTAACATGCCTAATATGATAGAAGTCATAATAGAGCAAAAGAAGATGTTAGAAGATTTTAAATCTGGTAGATTCTTTGATGTTGATATTAATCAGCAGATAGCAAAACTAGATAAAGTAATCCGCGATGTAGATTAGCGAATTTGGTAGTTTTTATTAGCTTTAAGGCGCTCTCTATTAAATCCTATAAGCTATGTTCAACAATCTTAAATTCGAGCTGCTTTCTGACAAGGTTAGAGAAGCACACATCAAGTTAGATGGTATTAATTGTCTAGTTATTGAAACAAAGGATGTTTCAAATAGTAAACAATGGGAACTAAGACCATATTTTGGTAATAGAGAAAATCCACAATTTCAACCGCATTACTTTGAAAGTTGGAGTGATACTTATCCAACTGTAAATGATAAAGCAGAAGTATCAATTTTATTAGAGGAATTAACAAACAACGAAGATTATTATGTCAGTAGTGATAACTATTAAAAGAAAAGACGGTTCTACCCAGATTATAAAACCATCAGATGCTATTTTAACATCTTTAAAAGGAGATGGCACAGTACCAACTAAAGTACAACAAATGGCAGAAGATATTGCAAAAGACCAATTAGAGTCTGCAACATGGTGTAGATTAAATTAATAATAAAATTTGCAAGATGGTATAATTGTTGTTATCTTTACATCAAGCAACTCAAATGATGCTTAGGAAGGAGATGACAACAATGACAATCATGAAGAAAACTAAATTTGCCTCTCTCAAAAATGGTTTACTTTGCCCAAGATGTAACAGTCATCTTGTGGACACTTGTGGTAAAGATATAACATTAAGCGACAAAGTAACAAAATTAACACATTGTGATATTTGCGATTTTCAAAGTACGTATAATATTAATACAATGAAATTAAGTAAGACATATTAAAGAAACACTTCGTAGGTGAATGTTAGAGCAGGTGATTTCTCCCAGAATGATCCTGCTTTTTTTTAAGCTTATAACAATCGGGGATGAATGGAATTGATAGGGGATTAAGTATAGAGTAACAGGTGATGGTAAATACAGTACATCTAAATGCGTATTAAACAATAACAGGCAAATTTTCACAAGAATCAGCAAACTTTGGTGCTAAAGTAGTATCAATGCTGACAAGCCAATTTAACAAAGTAGCATTAGCAGCTTAGTTAAATAACAGGAGTTTATCATTTCTCCTATAAGAAAAAAGATTTCATAAGAATAAGTTGTTTGGTTAATGAGTAGCTATACTTTAAATAGCAAAACCTGTAAGTGATTATTCTAAGGCTGGTTCAGCTAGACTAGGGTTCGAATCCCTACATCTCCAGAAATACAAGTTAGATTACCTCCACGTGGTGTATTTTGGTTAATACAAAAAGTCTAACAATATTACAAGATAGTACAATACGTAATTGTGAAGAGGTTATAACAATGGAGTTATAGCCTCGTCTTGTTAATTAAGAAATGAATTAATTCTAAATACAATCCCTAAATGAAAACTTTATTAACAATTAGTATGGTATTATCATGGATGGTGATACTAAAAATACTCATTTTATTTCTAGCCACTTGTACTTCGTTTCTATTTTTAGAAGCATTAGCTGAAGAGAAAGATAAAAGAGAGAAAAGATATAAGGTATCTAAAGTATGGTTATTGATGACTGCATTCGTCAGTTGGATAGCTATGGTTTACTTAGTTATTTATAGATAAATTAAAAAACTTAAATCAATTAATTATGTACACCCCAGAAGGTTTGTATAATGCATTAGATGATGTATTAACAAGAAAAGAAGCTATTAAAATAATTGCAGAAGCATTTGAAAAGTATTATGATAAAGGTTATTCAGATGGTTGTCACAATACCAAGATAGAAACTCCTGCATAATGAAAACAGCAACAGAAATATTAGCGGAAATTCAATTACATTTAAGTATGAAAGATGTAAATAAAGCTTTAAAAACTATTAAAGCAACTCAAGAAGAAGCTTATAATGAAGGTTATAATAATGCATACCCTAACGAAGCACCAATGTTATGATAGATAAAGCATTTCTTATAGTAGATATAATAGCTGTAATTGGATTATTATGGCTAATAAGAACAAAGGAGGAAAAATGACTGAAGAAACTATAGTAAGAGAAAATCTAATGACTGTAGAAGGATATACTGGATATTGTCCTAATATTACGGCAAGAGATTTTAAAGGAGGTTGTAATAATCCTCGTACTAAATGGGATGGAGAACAATTTGTTTGTCCTGAGTGTAGATGGAGGAGTGAATTCCCTCAAGATTTTATTGATAGATATAAATTAAAGTGGAAACTATAATGAAGGTATTTAAATTAGGGTTAGCAATTCTGCTAACCTTTTTTGTTTTACAAGGTAGAGCAGAGAAAATAGATCAAAAGAAGTTGTATGATATGTTGATAAAACATAACATCAAATATCCAGATAAAGTTGTTAGGATAGCAGTTCTTGAAACTGGTCATTTTAAATCTAGAAGAGCGATTAAAGATCATAATATCTTTAGTCTAACTAGAAATTATAAAATTGGAAAGAGATGGATAACTAGATATGAAAAATACAAGAGTTATAATGCATGTATTAAAGATTATAAGTATAGAGTGCAGAATAAACTAAGAAATAATGAGAATTATTATACATTTCTTAATCGTATTAAATATGCAGCTGATAAAAGGTATGTATATAAATTGAAGAAAATAAAATTACATATAGTTTAAAGATAAAAGGCGGTAGATTTCTCTAACCGCCTTTCTTCTCCCTCTCAAGGATATCACCGTTATCGGCAATCTTTTAATTAACCAACTTGGTTAGCTGTGTTTGTATTTGAGGGCGTTGCAATATTTCCGGTACCAAACTGTACAGTTCTATTAGCTGCTTGTTGACGTTGATTCTGAATCTCAAAAGCAAAGATCAACTCATTCAATCTACGATGTACGTCATTGAATTGTTGTTGCTGCTGTTGTTGTTGTTGATTCTGATTAACGTTTTGAGTTACAGTAACTTCTGTTTCTCTAGCAAAACCACGACTACGACCTTCAGTACGTAATTCAATTAACTCATTTTTGGCATCAGTCAATTGACGATTTAAGGTTTCGCTATTGATAGCATTAATTAATGCACGAGTAGCTTCTCCATCGGTATGAACTGTTGTTTTAACTTCACAGAAACCTTCTTGCATGGCTGAACTAAGATTACACAATTGTTGTGTATTAATAGCTATACCTGCTTGGACTGTATCTTTAACATTAGCAAGAGCCTGTAGACCAGATAATTGATTAGTATTCAAAATACCTTGTAAAAACAAAGTTTGATTCTGAGTACTATCTTTTAAACTAGATGTAGCAGCTGCAATAGCTGCTTGTACATCACAACTATCAGTAGCAATCTCGTTTTGGATATCTCCAAGTTTCTGAAGAATAGCAATGTGACCTAAAGCACCTCCGCCATTATCACTACGGGGACAATCATCATCACCACCACCAAGACCTCTACGACCTAAAAGACCAATTAAACCTACAAGACCGAAAGCACCAAAGCCTCCACCTCCAAAGCCGCCACCTGCGCCTGGACCTGCTGCAACCTGATATGATTCAGGACTAATTACTGGATTCATAATATATAAATTTAGAAAGCGTGAAATAATAGATTTGTTTTTTGTTATTGTGTTTTCTTTTGTTGTAGTATCAATACATACAAACTATTTGATGTATTAATGAGAGTGCCTAACTACTTACATCGGTTTTTATTTAAAATATACATATTAAGTTTCTTGTTGTCAAGGAATTATAAAAATTTTTATATGGTTCTCTAATACCATGCCAAAAATTAGAGTGGTGGAACGTTAATCGGAGTGATGCCCGATCAACCCTTTTAGGAAAGTAGATGAATTTCTACTTTCCTTGTTTTTGCAGATTCTATAAATCAATCATAAACTCTTTAACAATTTGGAGTGCAAATTGTATAAACTGACATATTAATTTACAAGTTAATTTAAAAGAAAATGAAAACTATTATTTCACAATCAGGAGTTAAAACAATTTTCAATGCAATTACAGTTGACAATATCAAGCCATCAATTAATGGTAAGACTGATCAAGCTCAATTGCGTCAAGTAATTACTAAAGAATATCCATCTACAAAAGGATTTAACAGTCTTGCAGATGGTTTATTTGCAGTAGAAGATTTAGGTTCTGGAGCTTCATTTAATGAAACCAGAGTTGCTTGGGTTACAGTTCCAACAGGAATTGATGAAGCAAGTGTATTAGCACAGATTCAATCTATGCCAGATGCAGTCCTTTACAAGATTTTATCTAATAATCCTATTTTGACAGAAGAGCAAAATAAGGTTACGGCTGATGGATTTACAAGTGAAGCTTTCAACATTACATTCCAAGAAGAAAATGGATTAGATGTGACAGGAAGATGGAATGATCAATGTGCAGAAGCTTTCCGTCAAAATGTAGCAGATCGTCAGGTAGTTAAAAACTCTGAAGGTACTGTTATTGAAGAGAATGGAAAGAAAGTGTACAGACGTATTGAATTCAGTAAAGATGGTAAATCTGATGTTGACTATCGTGTAGAAGTTAAACAAAATATTCCATCAATTGATCTTACAGCTGCAACAGTTAAGGAAACTGCATCAGTAGAAGTTATGTAATTAATAAAGGGAGTTAATAGCTCCCTTTAATTTCATTAATCTAATTCATTACAGAATGAAACTTTGGAAAACAAAAGATAGGGGTTTTATGCCTATGTCAGATATGGAAAATGATCATCTTCAAAGTGCTTTATTATTAGTGCAACGAAGACAGATGGATACAATTAAGCAGCTGGAAATAGATGTTCAATTGGAAGAGGAATTAAGGGCAGAGATTAAACATAGAAAATTAATACCTAGTATATTTAGTGCTGCTGGAACATCTAAAGCACATATAGATTTTGGTAATAAATATCAATATTTAGTGAAAACGATTGGTACGTCAATTAAAAGAAAGTTAAAAGAATTAAACAAAGATGAGAAAACTGAAGCTATACTTCAAGAGTTATAAAGATCAGATGTTTAACATTAAGAATTTAGCTGCTAAAGAAATAGTAGATATTCTTAATAATCATTCTGAAGATATTCAGAGATATAAGACTGCTTGGATAGATGATGAAGTATATGAGGATATTTTAAGTAGATTAAAATTTCAACGTAGAATGTTAGAAAGAGAGAATAATGCTATTGGTATATATTCACTCCCACATTCTCCAGCATTCTTTATAAAGAAAGCGAGTGATAAGGAATCAGACTTGGAGAAAGTTGGATTAGCTAACAAAAAACTAAAAGAAAAGCTTGATAATTTGTAACTTTCAAAAAAATATATTCAAAATGAAACACGAAAGCACTCCAAAAGAAGAAACAACAGAAAACACACCTATAGTTGGTGAAGCTTCTGGTTCCCCAGTTGTAGAAGAAATATTTACAGAGGAAGAAAATATTGAAGAAGAATTACCAAAAGAGATTGAGTTTACAAAAGAGGAACAAGAAGTTCTTAATCCTGCTCTAGAAGCTTTAAAGAAACAAATAGAAAGAATGAATTCTCCAGCTGTTAAATTTCAAAGTATTACACAAGCATCTATATGTATAGCATCTGGTATGTTATCTAATAATGCAACTCCTAATGCTACAGAGATTATAGCTAATCAAGCTATTGAAGTAGCTGCTAGAATCTTCTCTAAAACTGGTCATTCAGAACTGGTAAAAGAATATTACAATTGGGTTAATGAGAATCCTAATCTTTAAGTAAAAAATAGCCTAATTTTTCTTTAAAATATTTTGTATTTTGATATATAAAATATTTTATAAATATGGAAGATTACGCTACTCAAGCAATGGAGGTATCAGATACCAAAGTTGTTAAAGAAAAGAAAGATTCAGAACACAAGAAAGACAAAAAGAAGAAAAAGAAGAAACTAAAGAATAAGTTTAAAAAACTTATGAAAACTGCTACTAGAATTGTATCTGGCTTTGCAGCTAATCCTAAATTACTTTGGGATGAAAGTGAAGAAGATAGGGATGCGTTAGTTTGTTCAGCAATTGAAATGGCATGTAAAGTTTTAAGAGAAACTGGTCATGCTAAACAAGTAAAGTATTATTATAAGTGGGTTGACATGGGTAAGCCAACTGAATAAGGTGCTTTAATTGATAATGTATTTATTTAAACCCTGTTAATTAATATTAACAGGGTTTTCATTAACTAAAGTCTTAAAGATCATGATTTATTTTATAACAACTAGGAAGTATAATGTGAACTCCCAGTTCATAACTATTGAAGATAACTTAGATCATCTTAATTCATATCTTTCATCTCTAGAAGTAATAGGATTGGATAAAGAATTTACGAAGATCAATGAATTCTATGCAGTTCCACTATTAACAGTTTTAGGAGATCAACATAATCAGTTTGTTGTAGATGATCTTTGTTACACTAGGTTAGATTATCTGGAGCCATTTAAACATAAGCTATTCATAGGTCATAATATTAAGATTGATATTAAAATTGCTAGACGACAAGGTGTTGATATACGTAATGTATATGATACAATGGTAGTAGAGCAAAGATTAGGTCTTGGTTCTGGTCGTTTGAATAACTTAAAAGATTCTTATGAGAGAAGATGTGGAAAGATGTTTCCTCAAAGTAAGGATACTAGAGAAGAGTTCGCTAATAAAGATGCATCATTTATGTTTGAGAATAGACATATAGAATATGCAGCAAATGATGTGTTTACTTTATTTGAATTGAGAGAGAAGCAGAAAGCGTATATAGATAAATTCGATATACGATTCCTTATAGAGAAGATAGAATTGCCTTTAATACCAATCTTAGCTGATATGGAACTAGAAGGTTTCACATTAGATAAAGAGAAATGGAAGCAGAATATTGAGGCTAATAAGAAAAAGATGTTCGAGTTAGAATGTCAGATGGATGAAGAGTTGATGAATGCAGGTCTAATAGAGAAGAAATTTAGGCTTGAAAGGCATAAAATAGAAGTTAATCAATTTGATATATTTGGTGGATCATCTATTAAAGAAGCTCCGAATAAAGCTAAGATTAATTATTCATCACCTAAACAAATACTTGAATTATTTGACAAGCTTAAGATAGAAAGACCTACTATAGTAACTAAAAGAAAAGAAGGTTATAAAAAGGTTTATGAAGAAAAAGATTCAGTTGGTATAGGAGCTTTAAATCTATATCTTAATGATAATAGTCATACAATTTTAAATGAATTTATTAGATTACTCCTCTTTTACAAAGAGGTGGATAAGAAATTAAATTCATTTGGAGAAAGATTCATTAATTATTCTATTGGTAAAGGTTCTACTACCAAGATAGGTTATCTAAATAAGATAACAAATAAGATTCATACTATTTATAGGCAATGCATGACATCAACTGGAAGATTAGCTAGTGGAGATGAAGAGCATGGCTATTATAATTCACAACAGATTCCAAAGAGTAATGATTATAGAAATTGCTTTACTTTAACACAAGAAGAAATAGATAATGATTGGTGGATAACATCAAGCGATTTAGTAGGTGCTGAAACTATCATTATGTGTGCATTTGCTAAAGATGCTAATCTATATAAGTGGGCTGTTGAAGAAGATGATTTGCATTCACCTATGGCTACTTTATGTTGGAGAGCTATATTTGCTAATAAAGCATCAAAAGTAAAGGATAAAGAATCAGAGAAGTATAAAAAGCTTCTAGAATTATCTAAGACTTACGAAGTCAGTAAAAAAGTAAATAAGAATATTAGAGATGCATTTAAATCTGTAACATTTGGAGTTGTTTATGGTGCTAAAGCTACAACTGTAGCTAAGACTATCAATATATCAGAAGAAGAAGCACAGATAGTTATTGATATCATCAAAAATAAGATTCCAGAAACATTTAAGATGGTAGAAAGAGCTACATTAGAATGTCATCAAACAGGAAAAGTCTTACATAATACAAGAACTAATTCAAGAAGATGGTTTCCGAGGATGTTTTCTGATCCTTCTAAAGAAGAGATGTCTATGGCTGGTTCAGAAGCGCGCAACACCCGCATTCAGGGAACGCAGAGCGACATGATTAAAGAGGCGATGGTAGAAATAGATAGGTATTTTAGAGATAATAATCTAGAAGGTCAAATGTTACTACAAGTTCATGATGAGATTGTAATGAAACATAAAGGAAAAGATAACAGCAAACATGTTGAAAGAATTATGGGAGAAGTAGCAACAAGATACTTAGAAGGATTTACAGAGATGAAAGCAGATGCGCATGTAGCGCGTTGTTGGGTTAAATAAGATTGAAGATATGACAACAGCTCAACAAGTAAGAGAAATATTTAGTACTAGGTATCAAATATTATGTCATAAACTTCAAAATATTAGAGCGATAGGTACTCAATGTATAGATATCGAATGTGAAGTTTTAGAATCTAAAATAGATAATCAATGGCAAAGCGAAAAGGAACAACAAACAACAGAGCAAGACAACGAAGAATAGCAAATTGCGAAACTTGTAAAGGAGAACCAGTAGAGAAGGAATTCCATACTGGTAAATTTAAAGGTAAATGTTGTAATACTTGTCTGGAAGTAATTAGTTTTGAAGATCTAGAATGACAGGAGTTTATGCGATAGTGAATAGATATTCTGGTCGAGTATATATAGGTCAAGCAAAGAATCTAAAGACTCGATGGAGTTCTCATTTACATCAATTAAGAAACATACGTCATTTTAATAAAGAATTACAGCAAGATTATAATCTTCTAGGAGAAAAGGCATTTGAATTCACGGTATTGTATACTGGTACAAATGTTAATGAAGTTGAAAGAAATTGGATTATTTATTTTGGAGGAGTAAAAAGTAAGTTAAATTATAACCGAAGTAAAGGAAGAAAAAAATGAATGTTACTTTAGAGAAATTATATAAAAGAACCAAGACTGGGAAAATTCAGTCATGGTTAATATCAGTAGAAAAAATATTATCTACAGAAGAAGTTCAAATAATTACATTACAAGGACAGTTAGATGGAAAGAAACAAAGATATGTAGAGAATATAGCTGAAGGAAAACAAAATAGATCTATTTATGATCAAGCTATTGCTGAAGCTGTTTCATCATGGAGAAAGAAAAAAGATGATGGCTATATTTCAATAGAAGATCTTAAGATACCTACAACAATCCTAGAAGATTGTCAGTTAGAATATATATTAGAACAATACCTTCCTAAATTCAATACAGATGCAAAGGGTAATGTAAAACCAATGTTAGCCCAAGCCGTTAAAGAAGATTGGTCTAATGTAAAATTCCCTTGTTATCTTCAACCTAAATTGGATGGGGTTAGATGTTTATGTATTGTTAACGATGTAGATGATATTACTTTCTTATCTAGAAGTGGTAAAGAATATACTACATTAGATCATATTAAAGAAGATATATCTAATTATGTAGAAGAATTAAAAGATCTTGGGTCATTTGAACCATTTATTTTTGATGGTGAGATATATGCTCATGGTGATATTATGTCATTTCAAGATATAGTATCAGCAGTAAAGAAGAATAATGATAATACTAAGTTTCTTTCATATAGAGTATATGATATAGTTAATGAAAATAATCAAGAAGAAAGAGTATTAGAAGTTAAAGACCATATTAAAAATATATTGAGTGTACATATATCTACAGTTAAAACATATGAAGTAGCAGATAAAGAAGAGGTACAATCATTATTTTCTGTTTATATAGAATTAGGTTATGAAGGTGTAATGTTGAGGATGAAAAATTCTATATATGAGCAGGGATTCAGATCAAAGAATCTTCTTAAATACAAGGAATTTGATGCTACAGAATTTGAATTTATAGGATTTGAATATGGTGCTAGAGGAGTAGAAGATCTTATTGCTGTATGTAAATCATCAGAAGGCGCTATTTTAACTCAATTTAAAGCTAAGGTGTCTGGAGGATTAAAATATAAAGAAGAACTTTATTCCGCAGAATTGGGACTTATAGGTTTACCTTTAACAATTAAGCATTTTGGTATTACTGATAGTAAGTTACCTAGATTTCCTATAGCAATAGCGTTTAGAAATTATGAGAGTTAGAAAACCACCACTTAATCCAGTAGCTCGTAAGATATACTGGGTTCTTTTTGAGTATGATGAATCAAATAGGAAAGTAAGAAAGATAGAAGAGTTATTCACGTTTAAAAATGTTATCAAATTTAAGTGGTACAAATTTAAGCTATTTATTTACAAGTTATTAACTAATTAAAACTATGTTTGAGGTATATGAAACCGTAGATACAATCTACAAGCAGAATTATGATGATTCTGCAAGTGAGGAATTCAAAAAAGGATTTGAGAAATGTTTGCATTATTTCGGGATTGGTATTCTCAAACATCCACAATTTAACTTAAGACTTAAGGTAAGAGAACAAGAGGTAGAGATAGCAGAGTTAAAGAAAGTTAGGTTTCAGAATCAGCAGCAGATAGTAAAGTTAAAAGCAAAATTGAATGATTCTGCTTTAGCTTCTGGTACTCCATTAGATACTTTCAGAGAAGTAGAAGTTGAAACTAAAGTAGGTGTATTTAGTGTTGTAATTAATATGGATAAGTCAACTCTATTAGCATGTCTTACAAACTTTAAAGCAAGATATGATTTTACTAGAGTAGATGAATGTAAATCTAAGTTATTACAATACATCAATAACAAATCTAGTTATGGATTTAGAGCTTATAAAGATATGAAAACTTTTCGTAAAGATCATCAATCTAAAAGATAATGGAAAGATCGCCTAAACAAGACTTCTGGTGGAGAAGGGGTAGCTCTAAAGGTAGAGTAGCCTTAGCACTTAAAACTTTACAATTTTTCGATAAAGATCATTTGACAATAATAGAAAAATCTATGGTGAATGATTCTATAGTTTTATTAAATAAGATAATTAATAATTGGGAAACATCTAATAACGTATTCAAAGATGCAGATATTTCAAGTTAATGAACTAGAAATAGAAGAATCTGGATGTGGTTTTGAAGAGAAAGAGGCAAGTCTAAAGACTGAAAATCTTTCTCTTTTCTTTGAACTAGTATCTAGTAAATTCTATTCAGATCCAACAGGATCTATTGTAAGAGAGATAACATCAAATTGTTTTGATTCTCATACAGAAGCTAAGGTTGATGATGCAGTTGTAATTAAGGGGGGATATGAAGAAGGAAGCTATTACATCATATTTAAAGATGTGGGCTTAGGTATGTCACCCACAGTTATTGACGGAGTATTTTTACAATATTTATCTTCAACAAAGCGTAATACGAATGACCTCATAGGAGGATTTGGTTTTGTCACTAATTAATTGTATCTTTCGGGATGGATACAATCTCAAAAAAATCAGGAATTTATGTGCTTAGAAATACTTATAATGATGATATCTATATAGGTAGCACTAATAATTTAAAAGTCAGAATTAATTCTCATTTTTCTCGTTTAAAAATAGGTAAGCATGAAAATGCAAAACTCCAAAATGTGTATAACAAATATGGAGAGGTATTTGAAGCTTATATTATAGAGGAATGTAGTATAGAAATATTACTTGAAAGAGAGCAATATTATATAGATACATATAAACCATACTATAATATTTCTCCAAGTGTAAATAGTACTACTGGATATAAACATACAGAGGAATCAAAAGAAAAAATGAGTATTTCCAAAAAAGAGCTTTATATTAATGGATTTAAAGTATGGAATGTTGGAATAAGTCCAACACAAGAGGTGAAAGAAAAAATTTCAAATTCTTTAAAAGGAAGATTTGAAGGAGAAAATCATCCTTTTTATGGTAAAAAACATACAGAAGAAGCTAAAAAAATAATGTTAGAAGCCTCATTAAAGAGAATAGGAAAACATTATGATGGGAAAAAAGGAAGAGTTTTTAAATTAGATAAAGACACATTAGAGGTATTAGATGTTTATTCTTCTGCTCCTGCTGCTGCTGAAACTTTAAATATTAAAGGAAAAGTAGAAACAGCTGGAAATAAAATAGGAGAAGCAGTTAAACATAATAGAAATGCTTATGGATTCAAATGGTGTTTTGAGAAAGACCTAGACCAATTAAAACTGGATGAATTGCTGGAAACCCTATCGAAGAAATCGAGGGCAATCAGCAGCCAAGCATCAGATACATCTGATGAAGGTTCAGAGACTACTGGAGGAATATAGTTTCCTTAATAACCAGATACAGCGTCCAGCCTTTAATCTTTATAGATTAAAGTGATGATATAGTCCGATCCTTAGAGTAATCTAAGACAAATAGAACGTAGGTTCTAAATCCCCATTCAGTTATGTAGATCAATTCTATATTAAGACTGTTAGTAATGGAGTTGAGTATTTATATTTATTTTATAAAGATCATCCTAAGCCGAAGTTAAATAAAATATATGAAAAACCAACATCAGATAGAAATGGTACTGAAATAAAGATAGCTATTAAAAACTATAATGATTTTGAAAAGTTTCGTAATGCTTTAAATTCTCAATTAGCTTATTTCGATAATGTATACGTTCAAGGTTTTGCAACATTTAATAATGATTATAAGATTTATGAAGGTAAGCATTTTAAGTATAGAAATGATTGTAAGTATTCTGATGATATTCATATAGTTCTTGGTAAAGTAGCATATCCAATTGATTACAATTATTTAGGTATAGAAACAATTCCTATTGGTATCGGTCTTAAGTTTAATATAGGAGAACTAATGGTTACTCCAAATAGAGAGCAATTAAGATATGATGAAACTGCTAAACAATTAATTCTAGATAAAATAGAGTTAGCTAAAAAGGAGTTAATAGAATTATCTAAATCTGATGCTGCTATTTGTACTACTATTAGTGAATATGTAAAGCTTAAAGATTCTCCTTATAGGATGATCAAATTAACTGAAGGTATATCATTGAAGATAGGATTTAAAGAGAAGTACGGTAAGAATCCTAGAACTGGTAGTAATTATGAATGGTATAAAGAAATAGCTATTCCAGATCTACATCCTATTTCTCTAAAAGGATTAGAAAACTTAGGTATTGAAATACCAACAGACAACCCATATTTTCCTTTTTATGTGAGTGCTGTATATAGTAATGGAAGATTACTTAAAAAGGAGAATTCTACTAAGGTTCACAAATGTGATCATATTGGAAGAGGTAGTTTATATCGTATTAAAGGAGAAGTAGTAACAAGAAAGAATAGCTATTTGCAGAATTTTGCATTAGTAAGAAAGAGTACTTTATCTTTTAATCAATGGAATAAAGCTTTAGGTTTAGTTAATACACCATACATGCAAAATGGTCTTAACAAAGTAAAGTTATTTCAAAAGGTAAAAAAAGTATTACAAGATTATTTAGTAGAACAATCTCATAGTTATGAGCAAACTAACATTCCTAAAGAGTGGATAGATTCTCAAAGAGAAAGAAGAGTAACTAATAAGCTTGGCAAGAATGAAATTAATGTTACTTATTTTAGTACTGGAGTAGAAGAGAAAGAAATTTTAGATTTAAATAAAGTAAAATCTGAACTTATTATCTATGATCTTCCAGAAAATAAGAAATTAATTAAGGAGATTGCTTTAATGTTATCGGGAAAGAAATCTCTTAGTTATGCAGGTAACTGGAGAAATGTTGGTGGCTTACATAAACATAAAATTAGGGTTTTCACAACTGCTAAAAGTAATCATAAGTATTTAGTAAATCAGTCAAATTGTATGACAGGTGAAGAATTCATATCTAATAGAAACAAAGTTTTTATTAAGACAATAACAGCTCATTACATTAGAGAGAATATGACTGATAAGATTCAGTTAACTCATTATGCTTATCGTAAGATCTGTGCAGAACATACAGATAGAATAGCAGAACTTAGTAATTATGTTGGAAGACATACTAGTAATGCTAGATATTGTACTACTGAATTTCTATCAGAATGTTATACAATGATGGAGGAGAATAATTGGTGGGATGAAGAAATACGAGATACATTAAAACAAGTATTGAAATATGAGGAAGGACTTAAGTTATTGACACTTATTTCTTCTAGAGATGTAGAAGGTAATTCAGATTTGATAATTGACTTTATGAAGTTGAAGAAGAAGAAATTAAATGCAGAGCATTATATAATACTTCAACCACATGAAGAAGAGTTATTAGAACAAGCTAAACAAATTATTGCACAAACAAATTAATCTAAAATGGAAAAGTCACCAGAAATTAAATTTAAACAAATAGGTAGAAACCTAAATGTAATCATTGGAGAAACTGTTTATACTAAAACAGGTAGTAAAGAAGCTCTTCAACCTTTTAAGGATATGATTACTGAATACAATGCTAAGAGAACTAAGAAAGGTTTAGCAGCTGTTGTAAAAGCATTAACTCCAGAAGCAACTGCTAAAGAAGAAGTTAAAGAACAAATCATTGTTGAAACTAAAGCAGCAGTTAAAGCAGCTAAACGTGCAGTTAAAGCAGAGAAGATTGAGAAAAAAGCTAAGTCTAGTGTAGTTGCTGATCTAGCTAAAGAGATTAGAGATGGTAAAGTTTCTGAAGAAGATATTGCTCTTTTAAAATCTTTATTTGCTGTAGAAAGAGCTGCACCACAACCAGTTGCTAAAACTGGAGAAAAACGTAACGGAGAATACTAATGCAAGAAAAGTCTATTCTGGAGGAGTGTATATATTATGCTCCTCTAGCTTTAGCAGCGCATGGAAATGATCGTTTAGCTAAAGCAGCAGATAGTTATCTTCCATATTCTACAGGATTTGAAATAGAATGTAGTAAAGGTGAAAATTATAATGAAGTAGCTTTTACATCTATTCCAGATATAATGGATGTTAATAATGGAGAAGGAGAGCAAAGATATCGTATTCCAGCAGGTCATAAAGGTTTGATTTGTTTATTTAATATCTGTACTCAATTAAAACGAAATTCTGCTCTTAATGAAGGGAGTGGTAGAAATGAATGCCACCTTATAGAGTAATCTATATGAAAAATTGGGCAAAAACGGTGAACAAAATAAATAATTTTTGATTTTTCTAGAGAAATATCTATATTGTGGTATACAAATACTATATACTATGGATTTCTCAAATTTTAAAATTGCTCCTCCAGATAGAGGAATAGAAAATGAAAAAATTGTATTGCTAAAAGATTATCTAGAAAAAGGATATTGTGTAGGACAAATCTGTAAAATATTAGATATAGAATATAATAAAGCTACGTGGGTTATTAAAAAAGAAGAACTAGTAGTTAAGAATATAAATCAATATTATAATCATAATGAAGATTATTTTGATAATATTGATACAGAAGAAAAAGCGTATATTCTAGGATTTATTATTGCAGATGGAAGCATTGAAGTAACTGAAAGAGTTAATGAAGATAGTAAAAGATTAGTATTTTTAAATAGTGTTGATGATTTGGAAGTAATAAAATTAATAAAAGAAGAAATCAGTCCAAATTCAAAACTATTTTTTAGAAACAATCAATCAGGAGTGAAGGTTAGAAAAGAACAAGTTAATTTAAAGATTAATTCAAGAAGGATTTGTAATACTCTAATTAACAAATATAAGATTATACCTAATAAAACTCACGATCATTCATTTAATTTTGATTTTAATTTATTACCAAAAGAATTAATAAGACATTTCATAAGGGGTTATTTTGATGGAGATGGTTCAGTATCATTTCATAAAAATAAAGGATCTCAAATATTTTTTAATTTTAGTTTTGTATTTAATTCAAAAATATTCACGGAACAAATAGCAAATATATTCCAAGAACTATTTGATATAAAACCTGTGATATATGAACATGCAGGAAAAACTTGTAATTATTTCTTATTAAGATTTGATTATAATAGGAATAGAACTATAAAAATAGGAGAAATATATGAATACTTGTATGAAGGTAGTAAATGCTTTTTAGTTAGAAAAAAGATAAAATTTGAACAATACTTTGGATACCGTGCTAATTCTACATCTAAACAATGGAGAATAGTGTAGAGCATAGGAGATGAACCTATTACAGTTAATAGAATATAATTCTCCCAAGAGTGTCCACTTCCTACTAATATTAAAAATAGAGGAAGAAAATATATGCCGAACTTATACGAGATATTTTGTAGTATAAGAATTAAAGGATAAAAAGCCTTTAAGATAACAAAATGATTCATTATCATGTTGATACAACTGATATATTTGATAAGGTAGATCGTTCTTGGATTGAAGAAAATGAAGATTGGATTTTAGCAGAATTAGATACATGGGAATATAAAGGTCATTATAATTCTAGAATGATAGGAAGATGTCATAATTGGGTAAGATTGAATTCACAATTTAATACATTTGAATTTAGAATAGGAGAAATGTCTTTTGATTATGAAGTTTTAGCTAAAAGAATTATTCATGCTAATAAAATTATAAGAAGAGTAAAAGGTTCTTTTAGTAGTATTGGTAGATTAAAAGCTCTACAAGAGAAACTAGGTGATTTAAATAAGACAGATGAAGTGCAAGCAGAAGTGGATATTCAGAGTATTATCAAATCTAGAATTATTAAAGGATGAAGAAGCCATTAATTAAAAGATGTTATAAACACTTTAAAGGCGGTTATTATGTAATACTAGGATTTGCAGAGGCAGAAGAAACACAAACAGAGGTTGTCATTTATGCTAATATTGATACAGGAAAAGCATATACAAGACCATTAGAAGGTTTCTTTGCAATACATCCAAAGAAAAATGTGCCAAGATTTGAATTAGTAACAACAAAATAATGGAAATAAATGAAAAGAAGCTCAAGAGGCAATTACAAATAGTTCAGAAGTGGGTAGAGAATAAAGCCTGTGGATGCTTGATCGGGGCTACCGGATTTGGGAAAACATATGTAGCTATTCTTGCAATACAGAGAATGCATAGAAAGTATCCAAATGCTACAGTTAATGTAGTAGTCCCATCTGTAAAGTTATTAGAAGATTGGGTTGGTAATAATGGGCATATTCAAAAGCATAATTTACATAATGTTAATGTTTACGTAGTCAATACGTATATAAGATATTTACATGTATGTGATTTATTAGTGCTAGATGAAATTCATCATTACGTTTCGGAGGAGTTTGGTAAGACTTTTGATAATACTACTTATAAATTTGTATTAGGATTAACTGCTACTCTTGAAAGAATAGATGGCAAACATGAGATCATACAAAATCTATGTCCTGTAATAGAAGAAATAACTTTAGAAGAAGCAAGAAGACAAGGTTATGTTTCTGATTATAAAGTTTTTAATTGGGGTTTAGATCTATCAGAAGAAGATAGAATTGAGTATGATAGGATTCATTCTATATTCAATAAGAACTTTGCAAAGTTTGGATTTGAATTCAGTTTAGCTATGGCTTGTTCAACTGGTAAAGGGATGACTACTAAGATTGGAGAAGTTTATAAAACAGGAGATCAATGGAGAGTATCTGTAGCAACCAGAAATGATTGGGATGGAACAAGAGAGCATTATTGGTCGCCAGAGAATGTAGGAAAAGCTGCACAACAATGGTCATGGGCAATGAGAGAAAGAAAGAAACTAATTTATAGAGCTACTGTTAAAATACAAGCTGTTAAAGAATTAGTTAATAAGTTTAATCTCAAAACTATGACTTTTGCAGAAGATACTGAATTTGCAGATAAATTAGCAGAAGTTTTAGGTAATAAAGCAAGAGCTTATCATACAAAAATCAAAAGTATTGTAAGAACAGAGAGAATAGAAACAGTTTCTAAAAAAGGCGAAGTTAAAGTAGTTTATAAAGATAAAAAAATAAGTGGTAATAGACTTAAAGAAGAATCTTTAGAGTTATTTAAACAAGCTGATTCTGGAGTAGATGTTCTTTCAACAGTGAAATCTTTAGATGAAGGTTTTGATTTTCATAGTATAGGACTTGCTATTATGGCTAGTTACAATTCAGGAAAGCGTCAAGATAATCAGAGAACAGGGCGAGCAATAAGAGTAGATTATTCAAATGCAGATAAGGTTAGTATTATTGTTAATCTTTATATCAAAGAATCTCAAGAGGAGAAATGGTTAAAGGAGAAACAAAAAGGAAAAAGAGGAATTAAGTGGGTAGATTCGATAGATGAAATTGTTGTACAAGAAGATTTAAACTTTGAATTATGCAAGAACTAATATTTAGATTATCAGTTGTATTCACTAAGGAAGATTTAAATCCTTATAGTCCCAATGAAAAGATCAATGAAGCTTTACTAAATCACTTTGGAGCAGTCGCATCAAATAGTGATCTTAATATAGCAATAGGAGAAATTTGGGAAGTAGTTAATTTTAATGAAGTAATAGAGATACCAGAGGATTTTGAAGTAAATGATTTACGACATCAACAAGTACACGGAGTTTTTGTGTAGAACTAAAATTACACCTAATCAATTTTACATTTGTTATTTGCTGTACAATAAAGAATACTCTTTATTACAACAGTATATTAACGAAGTAGGTTTATTCGAGAAGCAAGATTTACACAATCTAATAGATAAAGGATTTATATTAAATATGAATCCTAAAGCAGATGTATTTAACATCATAGATTTATGTGTAACATTAGAGTTTACCGAATTTATGTTAGTAGAGCCAGAAGAAGCAGTAGAGGAGTTCTTTAAAGAATATCCAGATCAATTAGTAGTTAATGGAATTAAAGTTCCAGCTAAAGGATTGACTTTTTCTGATGAAGCTGAATTAAAAAAAAGATATATCCAGATTATTAAGAAGAATAAATTCCTTCATTTAGATATTATTAATATAGTGAAGGATTATAAAAAGAATAATAATGGATATGCAACAATGAAGATTGATAAATTTGTTACAAGTCAGTATTGGTTAGTCTTACAAAAGGAAGGAGATAAAGTTGCAGTTAAACCTAGAATCTACTAATTACAATCACATTTCAAAAGTAGTTGATAAAACTAATGAAAGGATTGAATTAATTAGAAGTGGTAAGTTAAAGCCTCTAGTTACTTCTTCTAGGAAAGAAAAGGAAAAGATTGGAGGATTGTATCCAACAGATCAGATGGTTTTAGCAGCTAGAACTGGTATGGGTAAAACTGCAAAGGTTATACATATGATGCGCGACTTTGTAGATCCAAGAATTAATCCTCATTATAATGGCAAACTAATAATTCTGTATGATACATGGGAGATGGCTGATTTTAGATCAGTATTAAGGATGTATAGTAGAGAAGCTCAAATGACTGTAAAACAATTATTGGATTTTCAAAATACAATAACAGAAGAACAGTTTACAAGATTAAAGTTAATTGGTGATTCTTTTAAAGGATATCCAATTTATATGAGTCAAATATCACAATCAGTAAATGCTTGGAAGAAACAAAAGATAGAGATTACAAATAAGTATCCTAAACATACCATTGTTAATATTGTAGATCATACAAGATTAGTATCAAGAGATAATGAAGGATCAGAAGAACAATTAATATCTAAGTTTATGATGGCAGGAATGAAAATTAAGAATGATTATGAACATATCAATATCTTTTTGAGTCAGATGAATAGAAATATTGAATCTGGAGCTAGAGGTAGAGATGATATTGGAAAGAATACTCCAGTTTCTAGTGATATATTCGGATCGGATAGTGTTTTTCAATGTGCTGATATAGTGATGGCTCTACATAGACCTGGATTTTATGGTCTTACATCATGGGAAGATATTCCAACTGGTATTAATCCAAACAATCCAGATCAATATGATCATTTAATGATTGAATGTATTCTCAAACAAAGAGATGGATGGACAGGAAATCTAATGATGCGTCATAATTTAGGATTTAATCAAATAGAAGATTATTAAAATGAGTGAAATAGTAATGAATGACAAGAAATACAGAAGTATAATATTGGATACCATAAATGGTGTACAAAATAAGCTGTATTTAAGACATCTAAAGGATGTAGGTAAAGCTAACTACGATATGTGGAGAGATTACGGTACTGAAATACTAGATCTTTATGATTGGATGAAAAGACTTGATGATGTGGTTTTGGTTCAAGTCTTGGGACATGAAGGAACGGGGAAGACAGTAGGAGGTTCTTTCTTAAATCCAGAAGAAACGGCTTGGTTAAATGCTGATGGAAAACCATTAACTTTCTTTGGAGCTAGAAATAAATATCCAATTGATAATAGTAAAAAGAATTATAAGGAAGTAGAAGACTATGAAACAGTAAAGAAGCAAATTTTTGGTATTCATGGTAAAAGAAAAGGTACTTTAATTATTTTTATTAATGGTCATATTGAAGATTATAAAGCTGAAGCTGGAGAAATCCGACAAAGATTAAGAATCTTAGGTAAAATGGCTACCAAATTAGGAGTTGAAGGATTGAATCTTTCTCATACCTATTATACAAAAGTTGATGCTAATTTACCACATACAGATGTAAATAGGTATAAATTAACTACTGCAAATTCTGGATATAATACAGCTAGAAGTCCTCAAGGTTATTGGGAACAGTATGAAATTTCAAATAACTATCAAACGATAGTAGATAGGATTTTAGAAGATTACGGCAATTAGATAGTAGTTGTAATTATTTTTAAATTTTTTTGCAGATACAAGCTAAGTTTTGTATCTTTGATTATTGTAAATAACAAACAGAAACAAATATTTTATAAACCCTTAAAACAAAAATGTCATGTTAAATTTCGCAAATTTTAAAGCAGTTAAAACAGCAAACACTAAAACTTCAGCTAGTCGTCCTAAAGGTCAAAAATTCAGTTTCAAATTTAAGAAGTTCATCTCTAAGAAAGGTGGAGTAGAGAAAGTTGAAACAGTATTTACCATTGCAGATGCTAAATTTGAAGAATTGAATTTGTCAAATGTAGGTTTGATGCAAATCACTTCTCCAGATGGAGTTCCATATTTAGCTACCGTAGATAATGATAATGCTACTGTACTAAAACGTACTGCGAAATTAGCTGCTGATGCAGAAAAAGGTCGTAAATTTAAGTCTTCAATTTTGGAGAATGCTTTGATCGGTCAAGGTACTATTCAAGAAGATAGCTACAAAGCTCAACTTTTAGAGTTGTCTTTAGTAGGTCAAGATACCGAGGTAAATGGTATTTTGTGTCATGGTATCTACGCTATTAGTTCAGTTGAAACAACTGCTGATAATGAAGAAACTGATGAAGATACAGCAGAAGATGAAGATGTAGCAGTAGAAGAAACTGCTGATGTTCAAGAAGCAGATGATGATAACTTCTAATAGTTAAATCATATTTATTAAACAAGGGGAATCATTAAATTGGTTCCCCTTTCTTTCCTTAGAAAAATTCCATTTTAAAATAATATCTTAAAAATTTAAATCTTATAATTATGTTCGGTACTAACGAAAAAACTAACTTTGAAGGAATTTCAACCCCTAAATTGCAACCAGCTAAATACACAAATGCAGAAATGACAGGGGTGGAAATTAGTAGACCAGTTAAGGAAAATGCAGAAGGAGAATCAGAGCAGTTAAAAGCACGTCTTGTATTTACATTCAAGACAGCAGAAGGAAAAGCACATCAACATATTGAATATGCTGTTCTTCCAGAAGACGATAATGCAGAAGCAAAAGCTTTAAATATGGCTAAACGTGTTGGTCATATTATGTCTAAGTTTGTAGCTAAAGATCGTTTATATCAAAATCATAATAATTTTGATGATTATGCAAACTGGGTTGTTCAAACTATTGGTACTTCTTATAAAGGAGTTAAAGTTGATTTCATTGTAGTAGGTAATGTTTACAATGGTAAAGCAACTAGCGATTTCTCTAAATACTTGCCATTCATTGTAAAAGCAGGTGATATGCTAGAGTTTGATAAAAATCATATCAAAGCTAATTCAGCATATTTCAATTCACTTAATGCTGCTCCAGATACAGAAGTATCTTCTTTAAATGGTGGTCAAAAAGTTGATTCAGATTTCTAGTCTAATAAAGGGGAGTTAATAGCTCCCCTTTTTAATTTCTAATAAATGTTTGAATATAAAGAAGATATTACAAGAGAGTTTATATTAAATAGGATTTCCCAAGAAGATATATTCTTTAAGTATTTGGGGTTATTTCCTAATACTCATGATTATTTTCGTAATCCTTTGAGGTCAGATAATCATGCAGATTGCAGATTCTATTTTGATTCAAGAGGTCTTCTTAAATTTAAAGATTTTGCAAGAGGAGATAATATAGATTGCTTCAATGTAGTGCAGAGATTATTTGGAGTTAACTTCTTTAAAGCATTAGAAATCATAGCTAATGACTTTCAGTTATCAAGAACAAATATTGACTACAAACCACTTTCTTTCCTAGAAGAAGTTCATAAAAGAGTTAGGAAGAATACAGAAATACGTATTAAACGTAGAGGATGGTCAAAAGCAGATATTAAGTTTTGGAGAGATAATTTTGTAAGTGAAGCTGCTTTAGCTAAATTTAATGTGTATCCTTTAGATATGGCATGGATAAATGGTAATCTTAGCTATAATTATGTAGAAAAAGATCCTGGTTATGCATACCATTTTGGAGAGTACAGATATAAATTATATTTTCCAAAAAGGAAGTTCTTTAAATTCATTCAAGCAACTGGAGATATTTTAGAAGGATGGGATCAATTACCAGAAGAAGGAGAGAGTCTTCTAATAACTAAGTCATATAAAGATGTGATGGCTCTTGATGGATTTGAAATACCATCACTTGCTCCAGCAGCAGAGTCAATCCTTATAGGAGAGAAGGAGTATTGTGGCTTAGAGAATAGATTTTTTAATGTTTTTTCGCTATTTGATAGAGATAGAGCTGGAATGAGAATGGCTCAAATAATGAGAAAAACGTATGGTACTAAACCTTTGCTATTTGAATCAAATGGTTTATTTAGAAGGCAGTCAGAACCAAAGGATTTTACAGATCACTGCAAGCACTATGGTCTGCAATATATGTTAGATTTAATAGAAGAAGCAAAATACGAGTTAGTATGATTCTAGTAAGAGCAAGATGTATATCAGAAAATGTATCTGGTTACTATAATAAAGTATTTTATGATCTACAAATGAAAACTGTAGAAGGTAAGATTAAAATAAGAGAAGCTTCAAGAAAAGAGCATATTAAAGAATATGCTAATATTGAAGCTTTTTTAGATAATTTTGATTTAGTCAAGAAGTATGTCGGTAGATAAAAATTTAATAGCTACAGTAACTATTCATCAATACATAAGAGCAGTTAAAGTAGCAGAGAAAAGAAGAGCTAATCATTATAAAAAAGGAGAAAAACTTCCTTTAAAGTATAGTGAAAAGATAGGAGTTGATTATGAGTGGAAGAATGATGTTTTAACTGAAATAGATACACAAGAAAAAGTAGTTAAAAATCCTAAATCAGCTGGTACTCCTAGATGGAAAGTAATTAATGGTCAAGAATTACATCAATTAACATTAACTGATTATGATCGTAGTAAGATCATAGGTGCAATAAAAGCACAGTTAATTCCAGAGGTAGAGAAATTAGATCCAATTACAAATTTTCCAATTAGAATTCTTTGTGAAGCATATGATACATTCTATGATGAATTTTATGATGAAAAGAAAAGGAAGAATATACAATGGGATATAGATAATAGATATCTTATGATACTTAAATGCTTTCCTGATGTTCTTCAAGGTAGTCCTTATATAGATAAGGAAACTAAAACTATCAAATATAAAAGTAAGCGTATTATTCCAGATGATCATAGAAAATACATAACTCAACCTCCAGTTGCATTATTCTATCCAATTGAAAATTCAGAAGATAGAAAGTTAGTATTTAAAATTTACACAGACGAAAGAGATTGTATTAAAACAAGTAAACATTATGGAAAATCAGAATGAAATAGTAAAGTATAATTGGTTATTATTTGTTGATAATGGAGGTCAAATAAACACTACTATAGTTGATGCTAATTTAACTAATCAACATTCAGAAGTGTTTTCTTTACATGATGTTATTAGATTAAATAATGTATTTAATAAAACACAAAAACCATCAGTTCCATTTAGTAAAGATCAAGCAAGAGATATTTTAGAAAATTTTAGAAGATCAATTATTTCTAGTTTTAGAAATGGGGGTGGTAATATACAAGATGTTACTATTTCATTATTTTCAACAGGTGATAATGTAGTAGTAGTTAATTCAAATCCTATTTATAGTACTGATGGTATGGGATTACCTATTAATCTTGTTGGAATAAGAGGAAAAATATCTAATATGCAGAAAGATCCAAAAGAAGGTGTTAATATGTATGCTATTAAAGATAATACTGGAAGAGAGTATGGTTGGTTAACAGAAGCACAAATTAAAGCACAATGAAAATAGAAGCTAAAATCGTGGCAGATAGTTTATCGCCAGCAAATCACAGATTAACAACCTTTGTAGTGACGTTTCCGCGTATAATCTTGGCGGAGCTGAACACTCACAGGGTATTAAGTAGAAATTCAGCATCTAGCAGAGCTATACCATTTGAAAGGATGATAGAAGCTGTAGAAAATAATCCTTTCATTCCTATACGATGGATGAAGGATCATAAAGGAATGCAAGGAACTGAATATGTAGAAGATCAAAAAGAGATAGATTTATTGGTTCTTGAATGGTTAGGTGCTAGAGATGAAGCAGTTGATTGTGCTGTTAAATTATCTGAATTGGGAGTAACAAAGCAGATATGTAATCGTTTATTAGAACCATTCATGTGGCATACAGCTATTATAACTGCATCAGAATTTGAGAATTTCTTTGCTTTGCGTAATCATGAAGCAGCTGAAATTCATATAGCAGAATTAGCTAGAGTTATGATGGAAGAGTATAATAATTCAACTCCTAAATCATTAAAAGAAGGAGAATACCATATTCCATTCGGAGATGGTATAGATATGGATAAATTATTAAGAGAAGTTCCTTATAGTAATACTGATATTATAGAACATATTAATAATCTTAGAATTAAGATTTCAGTTTCTCGATGTGCAAGAATTAGTTATACTATTGTTGGAGAAGAGGGAAAATCAGATAACTATCTTAATGATATTAAATTACATGATAGATTATTAATGTCTGGTCATTTCAGTCCTTTTGAACATACGTGTAGATGCATGAGATCAGATGAATTAATAGCATATTCTCATACTAAACCCAAAAATGGATTAATTGTAGAAGATCGTGGATGGTGCGGTAATATAAAAGGGTTTATTCCCTATCGCAAAATGTTAGATGGAGAAAACAAAAAGGATTCACGAGTAATTAAAAAAGAATGGAAATTGGAGAATTAGTTTATTATAGAGGAACTCAATACGAGATAGTTGAATTAGTAGGTCCAACTCATGTTAAACTTAAAGATAATAAAGGCATTAAAATAGTACCTATATTATCTACTACTAAAGATTTCCCAGATACAAATTATACATTAATTCAAAATTGGATACATTAATATGAAAGAGTTAGTAACAGGTCACCAATATTCAGTAAGTAATTTTGAGAATAAAGAAAGTTCTCAAGTGATTAGTTTCATTCATAAAGTACCTGTAGAAGAAGGTTCTACAGAATTAGTAACAGTTAACGATGGTACTACAAATGAAGAAATATTAGAAATGCTAATTAATAGAATGCAGTATCTTCAAGGTAAATTTCCATGTAGAGAAAACGCTATTGTGATAACTAAATTAGAAGAATCTCTGATGTGGTTAGAAAAAAGAACATCTGATCGTAAGAAAAGAAATGTAGAAGGAACTAATCAAAAGTAATAATGAAAGATCAAGATTATTATAAAGTAGGTACAGCAGATGATATTGTAGTTTCTAATTCTAGTTTATCACATATAAATTCTTTGCAGGGTGGCTCCCCGTTAAAATTTTTGGAGTTCTTTAATGATAATAAAGAAGAAAAAGAAAATAGATCATTAATACAAGGTTCAGCAATACATCTTTGGGCAGAAAATCCAGATGCATTTATAGTTGCAGAAATAGATAAACCCGCAGAAACACTTGGTCAAATTGCAGATATTCTAGTTAAGTCTATTACAGAAGGTTTAGTTTCTGAGCCTTATGATTTAGATTTATTAACTTTACAAGTTTGTAGAACTGTAGGTTGGAATGCTAAGTGGGGAGATGAAGCAGTTATGAAAAATGCTTGTCCTAAGATAGTTCCTTATGTTATTGAAGCTTTAGACATAGCTAATAGTGGAAAGCAGTTCTTAACTAAAGCAGTTAAAGAAACAGTAGAAAAATGTACTGCTTCTATTAAAGCTAATGATGCAGCTAATAAACTATTATTCTGGAAAGATGATTTCTCTGATAAACTATACTATAAAGAACAAGTAGTATTCTTTGAATGGATGGGATTAAAATGTAAAGCTAAATTTGATGATGTTGAAATAGATTTAGAAGATAAGACTATTACAATAACTGATATTAAGACTACATCAAAATCAGCATATCTATTTCCAGAAACTATTAAGTTTTGGAGATATCATAGACAACTAGCATTCTATAAAAGAGCTGTTTCAGAATTTTTATCACAAAATGATATTCTAGATGCTTATCAATACAAATTTATTTATAAAAATGTAGTTGTAGAAACATTTGGTTTATATCAATGTGTTGTTTGGGAGATAGAAGAAAAGGTTATAGAAGAAGGTTATCATGAAATTGTAAGTCTATTAAATAGAATTCAATATCATATAGATAATAATCTTTGGAATATGTCTTATGAAGAACATTTATATGGTAATATGGTTTTAAATTTAGAAAAATGGCAGACTTTATAATTAAATATACTGAAATAGTTACAATAGAACGTCATATGCAAGCTATTGTAGAAGTTAAAGAGAATTTAGTAGAATCTTTTCAAGAGGCTATTAAAGAAAAAATAGCAATAGAAGATACAGATCATATAGTTGTTAAAACAATACAAGCTGGATTAGAAGATTATTCTGTTAATTTTCCTATTATTATAAGATCATTTCCAATAAATGATCCTACTGTCACAGAAGTTCAAGTTATATCATTAGTACCAAAACAAGATGATCAACAAAACCCTTAGAGATGATTATGGCAATAAGTATGTTATAATCAATGGTAAGGTTACTTTACATCTTCAAGATGAGAGAGTTAGAAAGATAGGTCAAGTATACGAGAAGGAGCGAAATAATGCTCCTTTCTTGGTATATGAAAAATTAGAAGATGAAAATAACGTTTATCGTAAATTAAATGCATGGTCAATTCCCCTAGTACTTGTTAGAGTTGTAGATGGAATACAATTTGAAACAAAATACAATACTTATAAGATACTTGCTGTAAATGCTCTTAAGCAAGGTCAGATAATGTATTTGGATTCGGTAGGAGAAGATAAAGTCTATGTGAAGTTAGAACATTGGTTAAAAATATCTAAGTCATGAGAAGAGTTGGTATTTTCATATTAGTACTTATAAGTATAACCTTTTTAGGTTTTGCTTGTATTACAGTTGTACCAGCTATGCTTCTTGATGTATTAGGTTGGAGTAATAGAGTTAGTAATATTATTGGTAAATTAATTGATAAATTATAAATGATACTAGCGATTTCAGGGGTAGCAGGAAGTGGCAAGGACACTTTAGCTAATATAATTATAGATTTACAAAAGAAAGATAATATTATATCTACTAAGAATAAGATAGGTATTAAATCTTTTGTAGCATTTCAGGTAAAGAAATTTGCCGATCCTCTCAAGCATGTATGTAGTATTATAACTGGTCTTCCAATAGAGCATTTCTATGATAGAGAGTATTATAATGCAATGATTCCTAATTTGAATATGACAATTAGAGAGTTTATGCAAAAGATGGGAACTGAAGTAGGTAGAAACATCAATGAGAATGTTTGGTGTTATGCTTTATTAGGTAAATATCAATCTCATAGAAATTGGATCATTACTGATACTAGATTTGAAAATGAAGCTGGATTTGTAAAGATGGCTGGAGGATATCTAATTAAGATAACTAGACCTGAACATCAAGAGATTACAATATTTGGTGATCAGAAAAATCATGCATCAGAAACAGGCTTATCTTCCTATAAGGAATGGGATTATGAAGTAGTTAATGATGGTACAGAAGAAGATTTAATAGCTAAAATTTATCCATTTCTTGTAAAAATAGGTGTATGTCAGATGCGAGAACAAAACGTATAGAATTAATGGGTGAATCATGGTATAATCAATTATCAGAGGAATTTGAGAAAGATTACATGATTAAGCTTGGTAAATTCTTAGCTAGAAGAAGAGAAGAAGTAAATGTATTTCCTGCAAGAGAAGATATGTTTAAAGCATTCAAATTAACCCCATTTAATGAAGTTAAGGTTGTTATCTTAGGTCAAGATCCATATCATAATGGAAGTGCAGATGGATTAGCCTTCTCAATGAAAGAGAGTTTAGAATTTCCTGTGCTAAATCCATCAATTAATAAAATATATGATGCAATGGAAGATCAGATAGGATTTGGTATGTATTTAGATAGGAATCCTTGTTTAGAATATTTAGCTAAACAAGGAGTTCTTTTACTTAATACAATTTTAACAGTTGAGAAAAGTAAGCCTAAATCACATGAAGGTAAAGGTTGGGAGGAGTTTACTATAGAGGTAATCAAAAAATTTCCATCAAGAGGAAAAGTTGCTTTTTTATTATGGGGTAATGATGCGAAGGAATATAAAAAGTATATAAATCAAGGGAATTATATTATTGAATGTGAACATCCAGCGGCTAGTAGCTATGAGAAACGTAAATGGAGATCTAATGATTGCTTCATTAACACAAATCTCTGGTTAGAGAATATGGAAAAAGAAAAAATAGTTTGGTAATATGAAATATTTTCGTATCTTTACATCTAATGACATATGGCTGTTTGGCGACAGTTGGTTATTAGTAGCATACGGTAAAGTATTTACCAAGAAGATTTTATATTAGAAATACAACGTGTGCTACGTTATTGACCTCCTGCTTCGCCAAAATTGCAGGGGGTTTTCTTTTACCCAAAGCCCTCCAAACTCCTTTTGAAATAGCATGGTTGGATCATGTAAATCGTTCCATCAGAAGATATGTTTCACCTTTAAAAGTTCATTAGAATCGATATTTTCTAGCAATGGAACAAATGTTTTGCATCAATTTTGGCATATAATCCGTAGGCGGACACTCTAGATGCAGGAGTTAGGGGTGGTACAATATAATTGTATTTAATCTAAACTAAGATATTAATGTTATGAATAGAGGTAAAGCATTTGGACTGAAAAAGAGAAGTGAATATATTAAAGAATTAGAGGAAGCAATTAAAGATACTGTAGAAAATGTATCAGAAATTGAGGTTAAATTACCTAGATCTAAATTTATAATTCCTATCAAAGGTAATAGATGGTTAGCGTTTAAAAAGGTAAAAGGTGTTACTAAATTCTTAGGTAATTTCGGTTCAGAATATGAAGCTAATACAAAAATAAATAGCCAAACGATTTAATAATCGCTTGGCTACTAGTTACCATCGTTTAAATTTAGCTTCAAGAAAAGAAGAATGTCTATTATGATGTCTAGGAGTACAGCAACAATTAACTACTGGTATAGAAGGAGTACTAAAAAGAACAGGAGTAGAAAATTGAGGTGTAAAAAAAGCATCATTAGATGATACTTTTAAAACAGCTAATGTAGTATCAGCTATTAGAGAGCAACAATCAATCTTGCTGACTCTAGTATTACAACAGTTACACATAGTTTTAAGATTTAGATAGAAATATACGAAATATATTTGGATTTTTAAACTAGCAAATAAATAATGCAATCCTTATAGGAGAATTGGTGGATTTTGGTATCTTTGTAATACCTTCTTTCATTGACAAATTTGGGTTAACTGCTTTTGTTTGTGCCAAACTCACTAAATTAAAACTTAGTGAGTTTTTTAATGATTAAAATTTCGTAACTTAATTAAAATCAACTATTTATGAATGAATGGAAGAAAAAAGATCTAAAAGAAATTTTAGGTGTTGTATTTATGGGATTCCTAGTAGGAGTTATATTAGGAATCTTGGTGTTATTGGTGTTAGATATATAGCATTCAGTAATAGATATTATTGATTTATCACGCTCTTTATAGAATCAATTATGAAATATCTATTAATTTCACTTATCTTGATATACATTCAAGAAAAAAGAGTATATTTATACTCATTATTAACAAGTCTATTACGTTATAAAAAGGCAAAATAAAGAAGATAACAAAATGGAAGAATCAATTAATTAAAATCTTTAACGGTATTGTATGAAATTAAATGTCTTCCAACAGGAAGTAAAACGAACTAATCCAAAATTAGAAGAAAAATTTCCATGTTTAGATGCAGAATTAGCTAATAGTTTGCATATGGCATTGGGTATGGTAACAGAATGGGAAGAATTAGTAGATGCAGTTGAAAATATTGATAAACCTAATATTGGTGAAGAACTAGCTGATGGTTTATGGTATGCGGCTAATGAAGCTACTAATATTGGTATGGATTTAGATGATTATGAATTTCCTAAACCACAAAGAGCTACTATTGGTAATGCAGTTATAGTTGTTGGTAAAAATGCATGTCGTTATGCAGATCTTGTTAAGAAACAATTTGCTTATGGAAAAGTAATATTAGAAAGAGATAAGCAAGAAGCTTTAATAATGTATCTTAATTCAGTAGGTCATGTTGCTCATTATCTAAGAGTTGATTTAGAACAAGCTATGCAAAATGTAGTTGATAAACTTTACATTAGATTCCCAGTAGAAAAAGGTTTCAATGAGGAATCAGCAAATAATAGAGATTTAATCTCTGAAAGAAAAGAACTTGAGAAGTAAACTTAAACAATTTAAAAACAGATAACAATGACACAACAATTATTATTTATGATTCTTAGTGGAGTTTTCTTAGTGATGACTATAACATTAATGTCTTCTTTAAGAAGAACTAATAGAAAAATAGCTGAGTATAGAGATGTGATATTATCAAAAGAAGACACATATGCTAGTCTTTATAAAATGTATGATGAACAAGGCAGAGCTTTAGAAAGAGCAAATAACTTAAGAATAGAAGCTGAAAAAAAGTATCTTAATTTAGATACTAGTAATAGAGAACTAAATACATCATTAATAGATTCAGAAAAAGAACTACAATTAGTTAAGAATTCTTTAAAGAATATCAATCATCTTTATAGAGATCTTCTAGAAGCTAATGCTAAAGAAAAAGCAACTAGAGTAGCACCATATACACCTAAAGATTGTACTGTATCTCCTGGTATAATAGCACGTACAGCAGAAGCTAATAAAGGTAGTGATGGAGATATAGATAAAACTGTTACTTCTAGTAATAGTAAACCAGTTACAAAATCAATTAAAAAATAAATTAAAAATAAATTATGAAAAGAGTACATGTTATATTAGAGATGGTAGTTGAAGATACTGCTGATAATTTAGATATCATTCTTGACTTACAAAAAGCTATTAAAGAAAAAGGATTAGATTTTAGAACTGGAACCATAGTGGATGTAGATGTAGAAGTTAGAGATTTTGAGCGTATAAAAGAAATAGAACAAGATTTAAAGAATTTTAATGATGCTTATAGAAATAAAATAAGAGAAGTTGCTAATCTTAAAGCTCATTTAGCTTTAGCTAATAGTAAATTAGCAGAAGAAGAAAAAACATATCCAACTGTATAATTAAAATTAAACCCTAACTTATTAAGTTAGGGTTTTTTCTTTTATTTTGATCTTGGATCAGTCTTATCATAATCTTCATTTATATATGATAGTATTGATTCAAACCCATTTAAAACAGGTAATACTCTCATTGCATACTTTGGTATTTCATTCTTCTTTGTTATATCTTCTTTTCCAGTAACTCCTTCAGCAGTTTCAAATGCTATAGCTTTGGTTAATCCAATGTAATCTCTTAATAGATTAGTTATCGGTATTGGTGATTTTAATATTCTATTAAATTCTTGAGGATTATAAAAGAACAATAATTCTGATTGATTTCTATCCAACTGTTTAACTAAATATTTATTAAGAGAACTTTGATTATCTTTATCATCATCGTCTGGTTTAGCAGCTGCTAAAAGAGAAACCATTCCAGCTACAAGATATATTTCCATCATATTAGCTCTTAAATTTTCAAGATGTAATTGTACATATTGATCTTCTGTCATTCTATCTGCTAATCCAGGTTCTTTAGCTATTGCTTCTTCATATAATCTTTTTGCATGTTCTACAGTTACATTACCAAACTTTCCAGCATAACCAAATACTCCAAATCCTTTAATCATATCAAATGCTAATTTATGAATTTGTTTATTAACTACTTGATTCCAGAAAGATCTATATCTACCTAATTCATACTCTTCTAGATTTTGATTATATCTTAATTCTCCATATCTCTCATCTAGCATTCTAGGAATCCAATTTCTGAAAGTCATCAAAGCTCTACCCATCATAGATAAGTGTACTGCTCTAATATCATCTCTAGTATTATTACCTAGTAAGTCATCTCCTACGTTAAGTGCCCTGTTTCTAAATTTGGTTAATTCTTGGTCAGAAATTCCTTTAAAATCTAGATTTCCATCTTTTATCTCTATATGATCTAAGAGGGAAGTTGCCCCTTTTTTTTCATCTGTTATTTTAACAATCTTACCATTCTCTAATGTATGTGCTTGTAACATACCAAGTAAAACTGAATTTCTAATATTAGCTTCTGGGGCTAACTGACCTATAAATAACTTATCATAAGTTAGATTCTTAGTTAAAGCACTAACTGATAAAGAGATTGCTTTCTTATATATATCTTGACCGTGAGCTAAATCAAAATATCCCATTAAAGCCATTGATTTACTATCTCTTCTAGCTATTAAATTATACATAGCATTAGTATACTGTGTATTTGAATAGAATTTAGATCTAGCTCCCATTATTCTAGCATTCAAATTACCTCCCACAGCATTTGATATGATAGAAATAGGATTCATTGCTATTGATTTGGTTGTATACATATTACTTAGCATATTAAAAGATTTTAACATACTTAATTGATGACCAAAGAAGTTAAAAGCATAATCTTTAGTCTTCATTTTGATTCCATATAAATAATAGTTCATGAAATCTTGTAATGATTCTAAATTAGTTGCACTTCCAATAGCAGTTTGTACTTTACCTGTAAGAGTATTAACTATAGGATTACCATTACCATCAGTTACTATAGTTGTATCTAATGCTAATGTTTTTTCTAACATTCTAGCTGTTCCTTCAATTTCTTCCATATGTTTATGGTTATAAGCCATTGCACCTACTAATGAAAGAACCCGTCCAAGATCTTTAGATTGAGCACTATTATCTATTACTCTATCTCCTGTTTTTTTATCTATTTTATAATTATCATATGCATAATAAACTGGAATCTTTTTTAACTTTTCTCCGTTTGTAGGATCTACCATACCAATAGAAGGTGCTGATTTATTAGCTTCTAATTGTTCCCATACTGAACTCATATGTTTAAAAACTCCAAATCCATTTTCTCCAATACTATCTATTAGATCATTAGAAATATTCCATACAAATTCACCTCCTTTTGTCAATCCTGTATAATCTTGAAAATCTGATGAAGTTTTATGAAATAATTCATAGAAATTCTTTAATGCTTCATTTCCTGTAGCATATATATTCTTATACTCTTTTGATAAATGATCATCTTTAAAAGATAGAAATTTATTATCTTTATTATTGATTAAACCTTTATCATTATTACCATATTTATTTTCAAATTGTTTAACTCTTTCATTAAATTTACCTACAGCATCATCATCAAACTTATACATATCTTTCCAGATTCTCTTTTTTTCATTAAGAGTTTCATTATATGCAGTTTGATTAAAAGTCATATTTTTCTTTATCCAACTTAGAGCATCTTCACCTCCTTTTTCTCTATAAGAATTAAGTGTTTTATATGATTCAGGATTAAATTTAGAGATCATATCCCACCCACCTTTATTATTTTTAGTGAGCATATAATTAAAAACATCTGTTCCAGTTATTCCTTTTCCTTTTTGGAATTCTTTTAATGCATCTACAGTTTTTCTTATATTATCATTTAATTCATCATGAGCTTTTCTTGTTTTTTCTATTGATTTTTGAACCAATTTATAGAATGCTGCTATTTTAGGATGGTTTTGCTGACTCAAAGTTCTAAACATTCTAGTCCAAAGACCCGATTCTTTTTGAGGAGTTTCTATATCATCTCCAAAATAACCTTTTAATCTATTAGATACTTCTTTAGTAGCATGTTTTAACATTAACTGAGAATTAGATACTACTTTTGAAATTGCATCTTTAGTATCTTTATCTAATTTATCCATTTCATCTCCAATACTATCTATTAAGTAATTAGAATAAAAAGTTAATTCATCTTGAAAAGCATGAAATTGTTTACCATCTAATTTCTCAAATCCTGTATCTCTTACTTTATTAAGAGTATATAGAGCATTATTAATAAATTCTTTTATATTGCCTGTTAATTGTATTTCCTTAATAGCTTTATTAATTCTCTTTAGCTTATCTTGTTTATACTCTGTTTCTTCTGCTGTTTTTGGATGCATTCCTAACAATCTTTCTCTATCTTTAAGAGCCACTTGAAGTAATCTATCTTTATCTTCATTACCTGTCATTTCATCAAACATAGGTAATGGATTAAGATAAGCTTTCTTTCCTTCTAATGGAACAATCTGTTTATTAACTTCTATAGATTTAAGAACATGTTGTTCTGAATATGTAGCTGCAACTGGTAAGATTCTTAATTTACCAAACTCTTTAACTCCATATCTTTCTTTAAGAATTTGTTTATATCTTCCTAATTGAATATTATAATCTTCCTCTTTATTCCAAGGAATCTCTGTTTTATTCTCAAAGTTAATAAACTTAAAATCATAGATATCTACAACTCCTTCAGGACTAATAGCTAGTAAATCCATTGTACCTGCTTCACTAGCAGCTTTATCTAGAATTGATTGTTCTGAAAGAAATTTAGTACCTGCTGGAAATTTAGATATAAAATCTTTCATCCAATTTTCTAGAATATTATATACATTTTCTCCAGATAAATTTGTTTTAGATGGTATAAGTTGCCCATTTTTTTCAGCTGTTATTCTATCAATTATATTAGCTAAATCTGCATGTCCTCTTGTTCCAGCTATAGCATACTTTGTAAATTTCTCTTTTTGTGCCTCACTAAATTTACCAAAACCTCTTTTAATATTAGCTTCTTTTACTCTATCTGAAACACGTTTACTAACTTCAACTCTATTTCCATTTTCCATATAGAAATATTTATCAGTAGAACTATCTAATGCAATTTGAGTATCAGTAATAGCTTTTACTATTTTATCTTGCTTATCTAACTGATAATATTCCTGCTCACTTTTTTCTTCTAGGAAAGAAGGATTGGTTTCTCTTCTATCTACTTTTTGTTCTTCAAGTATTTGTTTAGCTGCATCACTAAATGGAGCAAGATTAGTAATATCATCTTGTAGTTGTTTAGAATCTATACCTAAAACTTTTTCTTTTATAAGCTTCCAAACTCTATTCCACCATCTATCAGCTCTATCTTTTTTAGCATCTTCAAATTGATTTACAATTTGTTGAGATATCATCTTTCCAATTGCTTCTTCTCTAAGTTGCTTATCATTACCTTTATATAATTCAGAGTAATCATTAACAACTTCTTTATATACATCAAAATTCGTAATCTCATTGTACATTGAATTATAAAGAGGAGATCCTTCAATCATCTTCACAAAGAAGTGAGCAGTTTCTTCTGGTAATGTATCTATACCAGCTTTTCCTTCAACTACTTTAACTACTTTATTAACCATATCAGCTACAGCAATAGCAGGAATTTCTTCTCCAGTTGCCTTATCATAAATAGCTTTTACTCCTTCATAGGAAATTCCCAACTTATTAAGATAAGATTTCATCTTATCATCAAGTTGTTTATCCCATTGTTTAGTAACTTCTTTTACATCTTCTCGTTGTTGAAAAGCTTCATCTTTATTAAAGTTATCATATAGAACAACTCTAAAATAGTTTCTCTGATCTCCTTTTTCTCCAACAGCTCTTTCTACATTAGCTTTTACATTATCCCAAGTTGTATTAATCTTAGCAGCAACAGCTAGTGCTTGTTTATAATCTTCTTGTTTAAATAAACGATACTTCTCTCTTTCATCTGATCTAAAAGGAGAATTAGGATATTTCAACTTTTGTTTGATATCTTTTACATCAGTTACAAAACCATAACCAACTATATCATCAAGAGAAACTGCTTGACCAGTTTCATTTATTACTTTAAGATCTTTTGTAATGATTGGACTATTATCATCTTGATGTTTATTACCTTCACCATACCAATCATTAAAAGACTTGGTATTTATTAGATACCAAGCCCTATTAATTAGATCTTTACTATAACCAGCTTCTACAAGTGCTTTATAAGTTGGATGTGCTGTTAAGATACAATTCATATTCCACATTTATTTACTTCTTCCAAAGGAACATCTTTAGTGTCAAATGGAGGTGTATAACTAACTTTATAATCGTCTTTAGTCTTTTCTTGAACTCTAGGATTATAACCTGCTTTATTATCTACTAACATTGTTCCAATTCCAGTAGTAAATTCTTTGAATTGATATCCATTTCCTCTCTTATCTATTTCTTCAAAGATTGTATTATTATCTACTTGTGTATTAGTGTTCTTCAATAATCTAAAGAATCCTTTGTTAGCAGTAGTTTTAATCCAAGTTTTAATGTAAGGAGAATTAGTATATCTTATATCACTAATTTTAGCAATACCATTTCTAACCTCCACTCTTTTTACATTAGGAACTAAATCATTACTTTTGTAATTGTTTTGATAGTACATCTCCAGAAAATCTGCTGTCATAGGAGAATCTGACCAAGCTTCCATCACTTGTTTTGCAACTCTAATATATTCATCATTAGGAGCAAAGTTCATGAAACTAATTGGACTACTATTTAATCCAGACTGCAATATACTAAATTTTAATAAAGTATCACCAAAAGTTTTATCTGTATCAAATATTTCCTTCCATGCTTCTGTTAGTCTATTACTATCATCAACAGGCATTCTTTTATTAAATAATTTTAAGTTATTAGTTCCTTCAGTAGTTACATTTGTAGATTCTTTACTATTACCAGTAATTACATACAACTCATTAATAAGAAGATTATCATGAAGAGGATTAGTTTTATCTCTCTTAATCTCTGCAACTTTATAAGGAATTGAATCTGTTCCAGCAAAAAACTCTCTTGTTCTATAACCTAATTTACCTCCTTCAACTGTCTTACCTTTTTGATCTTTATAACTAGATGCAGAGTTTTGGAATATGTATTGAATAAAATCATTCTTCATCATATTCAATAATTTCACCCTTGTATCTTGTTTCATCACTTTTGGTAACTGCATAGTTAATTGATTGAAAAATGACTTAACTTCTGGTCGCTCGGTGATGAATAAATCTTGATATAAAGACAAAGATAAATCCACAGATTTTTTAAACGATCCTAGAAAGGTCTGGTTCATAAATTCTTGAATATTATCAAAGTATTTTTCTTTAACAACTTCATTATATTTATTCTGAACTAATTGAGCCTCTGTCATTGAAGCACCTGTACCTCTGGTATCTTGAGATGTAGCATTTACTAGATCTCCTAATTTATCTGATTGTTCTTTATAAGCAAAATAATCAGAAAGTATTCTTAATTGAACTGCATTATCTACATCTCCTTTAAGATACTTAGCTAAGTTAGCTTCACTGATAGCAGCTTTATAATCTCCAATCTTAGCAGTAGATTTATATTTAGCTTCAACTTCAGTTCTTAACTGTTTTTTAGATTTCTGTTGTTCTACATTCTTCAAGAATAATGAATCATTTTTCTCTAATGCTTCTAAGTAATCTGTAATAATTGGTTGTGTCATGAAAAGAACTGATTGTCTAACAGGTACTCCAGCTCTGATTAAATACATATAAGTATTAATTGTTTCTACGTTTGCATTAATATCCTTTAAGAAAGGATCTTTTGCTACGTCTAAGAAACCATTGGCAAATTCAGATATTACATCTAGAATTGTCTTATATGATTTACTATCAGTTTTATTATTAGCATCATAAATACCTCCTAAAAATATCTTACCATCTTTAAGATTATGATCTAATTCAATTTTAACATCAGGATTGCTAACTGTAAGATCTGCAATTTGACTAAGAACATGATGTACGTTTTGTAATGCAGTATGACCAATACCAGCTTTACCTAATAGGTATTTACTTCTAACATCTAAGTTATAAGACCAGTCAGTTAAATTATCAATTGTAGCAGCTTCTTTCTGATCTAATCCTTTTAATTTTCTTACTTCATTAGCAGCACCTTTAATAATATCTGTAGAATTGGGAGTCATCAAACCAGCAAAGTTTTCTGGAGCAGATACCATGTCAGAAGCCATTTTGATAATCTCATTCTGAATAGCTTTCTTATCGTTAGTTCCTTCTTCATATTTAATATAATCAACTCCAGAAACATAATCTTGTTTCATCTCTTTCTGGAACTCCTTAAACTGTTGATATACATTCCTATCCTTTTCTCCTAGAAGAGTTCCTAAAAGTATGTCATCAGAATCTTCTTCTTTACCTTTATCAATAATTGATTTTAAATTAGTTAATTCTTCTCCACTAACTTCTCCTCCAGTACCTACTACATATCTAGCAAAATCATTTCTCATTTGCTTCATATCATAGTTTACTTTATAGTTAGGGAAGAATACTGTCAATTTATCAATATCATAATCGGAACCTGCTTTTGTAACAATCTCTGATGGAGTAATGATGATATTACCAGCTTCTTGTGGAAGAAATCCTTTGATCTTGATTACTTCAATTGAATTCAACCCTTGTGTTGGAATCCTAAAACCTACAAAGTTCTTTAACTCTTCTGGTAAATCATTAATATCTATATTCTTATCAAAATACTCCTTAAAGTAATGAGGTAAATATACTTCCATTGCTTGTGTTTTACCATCTTTAAAATCATAAAACTTAAGAGCTTCTAAATTAGATGCCCATGCTTGATCATTAACAGAACTTTGCTTTCTTGCTGTTTGCTCAAATCCTGTTGAAGCTCCTTGAACTTTCATATCCCCGAACATCTTCTGTTTGATCAAGTTATTATTGACCATTGACATTAAGATATTCTCCATTTTGTTTCTGGTTACTAATAAGTCCATGTATGGTTTATCAGCATCAAATACTTGTTCAATTCCTTCAATTAGATTAGAAGCAACTCCCCTTCTTACCGATTCTTCTACAAGAGTTTCTTTAAGATACTTAACATTATTGATCTTATATTTATCTCCTTTTTTCTCAATACCTAATTTCTTAGTTAAATTTTCAGTATCAATCTGTATTAACTTATCAATAAGACCGCTATATTTTTTGATTAGCTCATTACCATCTACTTTCTTTCCATCAATTGTTAATGAATTTCCTTTTAGATTCATTAATACCAACTTACGGAATTGAGTACCAAATGTAACTTTATCTTTAACTTCTGGAGAAATATCTAACTGAATTTTCATTCCTTCATATCCTACAACTTGAGGAGTATAAGTTTGTTGTTTAACGTTTCCATTTTCATCATAGAAGTCATGTGTATTTACAACTCCTACTTTATTACCAGAAGTAAATGTAGCAATACCTATTTGTTGTTCATGCATTTGATCCATTAGATCTTTCAATCCATTAGCTTTAATATCACTAATAACTTGAGGTATTAATGGCATTACTGAAAATTTATAGAATGTAGGTACATATAATTCTCCATATTGTTGATTACCAAAATACTGTGGCTTTAATGGTGGGAATCTATATATATCTTCTTTAGTTAATCTATCTCCTTTCAACATTTTTTGATAAGCAACTTCATGACTATCTTTCCAATCTCCAGTTCTTTTAAGGAATTCTCTATATTCTGGCATTGTAATATAACCTTGAGCATCTGCTTCATCAGCTGATTCAGAATAAGCTTTCATTAATCCTCTAGAATATTCTTTATCATATCCTAATGAATCCATAGTAGATAATAAACCATTATAGTTTTCTGCTGCTATTTTAACATCATTAAAAACTACAGTATTAATCTTACCATCACTAACTTTACCATCAACTATTTTACCATCTCTATCTATATATTGTTGTTTAAAATTAGTATTAAACCAATTATTAATTTGTTCTCCTATAGCTGCTGTTTTACCAGTACCAATTAAACCAGATACACGTTTAAAGAAGTCAACTTTCTTAGATGTAAATTCATAGAATGCTGTATCTCCTGTAAATAATTTAGTTTGTTCTATATTACCATGCAATGAACCATAAGTAAAAAACTTAACTAAATCTTTCATCTCTTGTGTAGAAAGATTGTTTTTCTTACCTGCATATTTTTCAGCAGTTTCTTCACTAATACCTAATAATGTAAATACCCCTAATTTAGATTCTTTAATAGTTTGATAATTTTTTAGTTCTTCTATATTTTTATCAACTTTATTATCAAACCATTTTTCTACTTGTTTAGTAACTTCATCACTATTTACAAAATTCTCAATATGATTAAGTATAGTTTGTCTAGATACTTTCTTTTTAATTAATTGTTCATAACCAGTAATAGCTCCTTTAAATGAACGAAGATCTTTTCCTAATGATTTATAGTTCTTAACATCAGCTCCAATACCTTCTACATTCAACATCCATGATGATAATAACTCATCAGATAGATACCCTTTTAATTGAGATACCATTTCTTCATACTTCATTTTAGGAGATATCTCTTCTCCAAAGCTAAATCCATATGCAAGTTTCTTATCTCCTGGTTGTAGAAGGGGATAAACTCCATCTAACACTTTCTGAAACTGTACTGATCCAGTATCACCTCTAGTAAGATCATCAGCCATTTTAGCATCTGTTCCAGCCTCAGCAATACCAGCACCTTCTAACATTACTAATTTCATCTTATTTCCAGCTGCAAATTTCTTTCCCCATTGAGAATTCCTTACAAATGGATTACCAATTCTATCTTTCTCATTCCATTTAAGATGATCTGGAATAACTCTATTTAATACATTTACTGTTTGTGAAAGATAGTTATTTAAACTAATACTATAAACTGTCTTTCCTTCAGGATTAATATGTTGATTGTCAGAAAGATCATCTCTAGACTTCACCTCTTCTTCTAGAAGTGATGCCAAGTCACCTCTTAAGTTATGTGGTTTAGCAAATAAATTCAATTCTTCTGGATGCGATTGAATTGAATTCATTATGAAGTAAGATTTATCTGCTAACTTACCATAATCAATATTATCTTTATCTGAAAATTCAATACCTAAATCCTTATAGAAAGAAAGGAGGGATTCTTTTCCAGCATCTTTAAGTACTAATCTCCCTTTTTTAACTGTAGACGGTTTGAAATACTTATTAACTAGATAATCTGCATTATATACCAATTGTCCTAAATCATTAGTTTGAATTGATGGTATATTAGCAGTAGATAATTTAGCTTTCAAATTATTCTGCCATTCAGTAGATATAGCATTTACAATACGATCATCATCAGCATCTACAGTTTTAATAGTTCCTTCATCATAAATGATAATTTGTGGACTGTATTTAGCTTTATCAAACTGCTGTCTAAATGCCATTTGAAGATCAAATATATCTGATCCCGCTGTTGATGGTGTTTCATTATCATCTTGTACTCCAAGATATTGTAATAAATACTTGAATTCAGGTCTAACTTTCATTAGATCTTTAATAATAGAAACTTGTTCTTTAAAGTCACTTACATTAGATAACTTATTTTGTAGTAATCTTTGATTAGCTGTATAATCTGATATACCATGTAATCCAATTGCATTAGTTGCCACTTTACCATCTTTATCTAATGAAGGTAATGCAGCAAATAATAATTTAACTGAATTAGGCATTCCATCTCTAGTAGAGAATTCAAAGTTATTAATGATACCTAATGTATCTTTATTTCTATCTTCTTCAGTAACAGAACTATAAATAGTATCTTCAAAACTCATATTGATACCAAATCTCTGCATATAGGTATTATGTTCTTGAACAATACCTTTCCAGTTAGCTGTTACAAAGTTTCTTGAATCTTTAAACTCTTGTGCAGTATCTTTATCCATTCCAGCCAGTTTTTCATCTGACCACATGAAAGCAATATTTGATAGAATATTATTATATGTACCTGCTATTCTATCTGCACTATCTTTACTTAAAGTATCTTCTTGAAATTTTACTATATCCTTTACAGAGAATCCATTTTTAAATAGATTCCTCATAAAGTATGTCGTCATTCCTTCCATCAGTTCTTTAGCAAATGAAACTGAATAATCTGATAATATTGATGAATATATATTACCACCATCAAGTTCTTTAGCTGTTAAACCTTTAAACTTTCCAGTAGATATATTTTTATATAGCTCTTCAATTTTATCTTGTGGAATACCAATTACTTTCTTAATAGCATTCCATAATCTCTTAAAGAAATTAGCCTCTGGTATTTTATATTCTCCTTGAGATAGCATGTAAGTTCTAAACTCTTCTGCAAGTTCTTCTTCTACATCTCTATCTGAAAGATCTACATTTCTAGTTTTTCTATAATTATCATATAAAGCTTTACGTTCATCTTTACCTAAAGCTAATTGAGTAACTGCATGGAATGATTCATGATATACTGTACCTTCAACTGCTAAATCAGATATAAGAACTTCTCCATGTTTACTAAACATTCCGAAAGCTCTTTGATTAACTAGACCATTAACTAAATGGAATGGTACATTTTCACCTATATTTTGTTTAAACCATGCTTGTGCTTTACCTGTATCTTCTTTAACATAATTTTCTGATATTCTTGTAGCATCTAAAAATAAATCAGATGGATCTACAGGAACAACTCCCATTACAACTTCTTCTTTCTTCTTAGGAGTAAATGAAGCTTCAATCATAGCTTCAATATCATCATCAGTTAATTCTGCTTCTGGAGCTTTTACTTCAGTTACAGGTTTTCCTTTAATAACATCTGCAAACTTTTGAACTGTTCCAGTAGGAGGTTCAAATGTTGGTTCATAAGATGGTTCTTCTAATAAAGTATCTTCAGTTATAACAGTTACTTGATTAGTTGATTTAGTTTCAACTACAGGAGAGGCTTGTTTCTTTTTAAAGATACTTTTCTTAACTGGAACTACTTGTTCATCTCTATTTTGAATTTCTTCATTAACAGTTGATACAGGAATAGATACGTTAGTTTTAGTTGATTTAGTTTCAGCTTTAGGTGAATTTTTAATATCTGTACCAAAAGTTACATATGTACTATAGAATGATGGTTTATTAATATCATCAGTAACAGGAACTAAATCACTAGTAAGTGGAGCATCTAATGGATTATCTCTTTCTCCAATTAAATAATCTTTGTAAGAATTCCATTTTTTACCAAATACATCTTCATATGATGCTTTTGATTTCAACCAATCATTACTAACTTGATGGTATTTATTTTCTAAGAAAGCTCTAATTTGTGGATCGAATTCTCCTGACTGTAATTCCTTAATACTAATAAGAGCGTTTCCAAACTTAAAATTATTCTCTCCTGTCACAAATCCCATAGAAGTAGCTGGATCTGCTGTATCTCCCATGAAGACAATTGATTTTAACTGACTCAATCCATCTTTAAGTTCTTTAGCATTAGCTTTTTTATTCTCTCTTAATTTAGAATAATCTTTAAGTAAATCTAATACTTTACTGCCCTCTTCTGAACTTAATTTTCTAGTCAATAATGGTGTAACTCTTCCATCAACTATAGTAATAACAGTTCCAGGTCTTGCACTTATTGAAGTACCATCAGCAGTTGTAATAGTTTCACTAGTTACAACTTGAAGATTAATATCTTCAGTTCCAAAAACTTCTCTAATAGAAGTTCTTTCTCCTCTAGCTTTAACTCCATTAGATTTTCCTGTAATCTCTAGATATACTGGTTCTTTGGCATCTTTTAAAGATTGAGTGAATTTCTTATATGTATCATTCTTCTCTTTAATAGCAGCATCACTCATACCAGTCTTATTAATAAACATAGATGAACCATCTCCATATTTATAATCACTTACATTATCCTTTGGCAATAAGAGATTCGTATGAACTGGTCCTCCCATATAGTCAATCGCATTTCCCCTTGAGTCAACAACCACAACTTTAAGATCGTGTTCTGTCTTGTACTCCATAGGTTCGTCCCGAAAAAGGTCGTTAATCTTCCCTGTTCCATAAGTTTCATCATTAATAGTTACAACTCTTAATTTTAGATTCTTTAATTCCGAGAGAGGTGTTCTTTCTGCCCATTTAAACCATCTTCTTTGTGATTCTTTTGGATTAAGACCTGTTTTATCGTTACCATGAAAACCAGTAGTTCTAAAAGTAAATGCTCCACTAACATCAGGATTTCTAGCTGAATTATAAGTAATACCTTCTTGATCTTCTGTTACTGGATTAGCTTTATTCTGAACTCCTTCTTCTGTTTTAGTATTAATTACAGGAGAGAATGCTCTTGCTGCTAATTGATATTGAGTTATTTCATTCTGTAAAACAGTTGATCTATTATTAAGTTGAGTTAAAATAGTAGATGTATTAGCTATGTTTTCATCAAGTTGTTTTAATTGTTGCTTACTTAATTGAATCTCTTCTTTAACATCAGTATATTCTTGACGACCTTTTTCTAATTGTCTACGTTTATTAGGAAAAGCTTTCTTCCATAAATCTTCTAGGAAAGAAAGGAATTTATTGCCTTCATCCTTTAACTTCTCCATTAAGGAGATTTGATGATTAAGTTCTTCTATTTGACTATTAACTTCTGCTAATTCACTTTCTACTTCCGCTACTCCAACTACATCTCCAGATTCTAACATCTGGAGGTAGTTAGTAGTTTCTTGTTCTAGATTACTCTTTCTTTGATTAGCTACATCTAATCCAGATTGAATTTCATCTATCGTGCCCTTAACTGCTTCAATTTGTTTAGCAATTTGATTTTGAGTGCTGTTAGCTTTACCATTTGATTTGTTTATTAATTTTTCTAATTCAATTTGATTATTCAATAATCCATCTTCTCCACGTCTAATAGCATCATTAAGTACTGATATATCTTGAAGATTACCAGTTACTCTAGCTTGCATTTGATTTCTACGAGTATTATCTAAAGCTTCTTGTTTACGTAAAGCTACATCAGCTTCACTAACTTTAGTTGGTTGTAATGCTCTAAGAACTGCTGGAGTTATAATTCTATTATTAAAAGTTAAATTTCCATCTGCATCTTTAGCTACATAACCTTGTTCAGTAGGAGTTTCTAAGAAATCTCCTTGTTTAAGATTATCTTGAAACTCTCGCCATTGATCTTCTTCTTGTCTATCTACAACTGCTTGTTGTTCAGTTACAGCTTTTTCAAGTTCAGATTTAAGATTATGTCCTGCAACTCCTTGATTTAGATAGTTATTATAAAACTCTTCGCCATTTTTATAATCAATAACACCATTATAATGATCCATTAATTCTGCTGAACCACCTTCAATAGCAGCAAGTTTATCATTAGTTTTAGTGTAATCTTGAAAATCAGACTTAAACATTCCAGCTGTTTGATAAGGAATAGGTTCAATACCTGGAGTTACATCATGACCTTGATCCTGTAACATATCCTTATTATCTGCTTTTAATTGAGTTATTTCTTTCTCAAGTCTATCTAATGAACTCAAATAAGCTTGTGCATTTTCTCCACTAGCATTTACAAAGAACTCCGATTGTGCTTTAGATGCTTCTAATTGAGTTACCTTTCTATTAATAAGATCAACTGTATCATTACCAGATCTAATTTTATTCTGATAATCTCCTAGCTTTAAATTTAAAGCATCCTTAAGTTTACCTAATTCCCTTAATCTAGATTTAGTTTGATATGCATTATCAATACGACCTGATTGTTCAGCTGGTATTGTTTTAGATATTTGTCTATAATCTGCTTCTAACTCCTTAGCTTTAGCTATATATTGATTAGCTATTGCTTGTGAAGATACCTTTTCTCCTTGTACAGTAGTAATTGGTATATTAGATTGTAGAAGATCCGTATCTTTCATTGTTCCAAGTTTCTTTAACTTGGCATACATTTCTTCTCCTAATCCAGATTCTAAATGTGCTTGCGCCCATTTAGAGAAAGCTTCATTCTTAACGTAACTTGCTATCTCCTCATTTCCTGTAGATTGATAAAGATCTGCAATTGATTCTAATGAAGAAACCATAGCTTGATTAGCCATGAATCTATTAAGAGCTTCATTATTATATAATGGATTTCCTTCTTGATCTAATTTAATTTTGGTAGCTCCTGTTGGATTACCTTGTTCATCAATAACTGGAATTCTTTCGTATAAAGCATTTCCTACATTTAAGAAGTTATTAGTAGCTTCATTTAATCTACCTGCAACATGATTAGCATCTTTTACTTCTTGTCTGTGTTCTTTAAATCCACCTATTACACCACTTAATGCACCAATAACCATACCAGAACCAATAGACTTCCATGCTTCTTGATCTGATAAATTATCAAATGATCCTTTAACAACATCACCTGTATAATCTAAAGCATCTAAAAACCAGTTATCTTTTCCATTACCACTATAATGTTGACTTACATTTTGAATAGCACTTTGAATATTTTCTTCTAAGATACCTTCCATAAATGCTCCAGTAGCAGCTTCTTTTAATGCAGATTTTAAACCTGTATTTTCAAAGAAACCTGAAATTCCTTTCTTAGTTAATCTAGCTGCTGGTGTAAGTAATTCATCTGATACCTCCAAAGCTTTAAGACCTGCTTTAGCAGTTTGAGAACCAAACTTATTTAATAATGCTGTTTCAAACTTATTAGTAAATGATAGAGCTGCTAAGTTAGCTAAGAAAGTATCTCTCTGATTACCAGACATCTTTTCTTTCTCTGTTTGCTTAACTTGATCTGGTAGTTCTTCAAAGTCACTAACTTTCTGATTTGGATATGTTTCATTCCACTTCTTAACTACTTCCTGCTTCATTTGTTGACCAGTATCTCTAGCTTCAAATAAAGCTTCTGATGTAGTCATCAATGCATTAGTAACTAAGTTATCTATTGTTCCTGCTGTCTTTGGTAAGTTAAGCATTCCAACTTCACCAAAATTTAATGCTTGTGATACTTTATTTAAAGCTTTAGCTCCACCATTAAGAGCTTTAGCTACTTTAGTTCCAGAATTAAGTACTTGTCCTGCTTCATCAATCATACCAGCACCTTCTCCAACAGTTCCCATCATTTTAGCACCTATACCAGCATCTCCTAATAATCCAGCTGGAAGTAATGTAGATAGAGCAAATGCAGCTGCATCTGATCCTTCATCTGCCCACCAAGCACCAGAAGAAACTTGTTCTAGAAAAGACTTACTATTCCAATCACTTGGTTTATAAATCTGCATTTTACTCTTCATCCAATCTTCTGCTTTGAATAAAGTATTATTAACAGGATTATCTACATAATCATCCCAAGTCATTTCTTTACCACCAATAGCTTGATCTAATCCAGTAGCATCATATATACCTCCTAGTACTCCAGAACCTAACAAAGAAAACCCTTCAAGAGTTTTCATAGCAGCTCCTCCAAGTAATCTACCTGTTCCTCTTAAGAGCATTGAACCAGCTCCTTGATTTTGAGCAGCTATATCTTGAAACTGTTCTTCGGGAGCAGTTATGAAACCTTCACCACCTTTTTCTCCTATAAGTCCAGTTCCATACTGACTTACATCTGTACCATATTCAATAGCACTTTCTGGACGAGCTGGCGTTAAGTAAGGACTAACTCCATATTGTTTTAACCCTCTTGCAATATCTTCATCCGATGGATTAGTATAATCTATTGGAGCTTGTGGTAAACTTCTTTTCTTTGACATACCTTATTTATATTGATATTTTTCTGCTAGTTTCATTAAGTTCTCTGTATTGATCTCTCTCTTATTACCTACTGTTTTATACAGATTTTTTGCTTCTGGTTCATCAGGCATAGCTTGTTGTAAGATATGCGAATAATCAAACATTGTTTTTAATACACCTTGAGCCATCTTAGGTTCAACTCTACCTGCTTTTACTAATTGATAATCTGTAAGAGCTTGATTTAATCCTTGACTTCCTGTAGCTACATCATTAAGATATATCTGTTCTGGCATTCCCCATTGTTGTAAGAAGCTATTTGTTACTTCTTTAGATTTAGGAGTAGTCCATACTTGATTTCCTTTGCTATCTTCTATTAATAAACCAGTTCCTAAACCACTCATCAATTTACCTCTAGATACAGCTTTAATTTTAACATCTCCTTCAAGGTCATCCATAGATTTAACTTTAGGATTATCTGATCTTACAAATGTAAAATCTTCTTTATTATAATCTGTAGCAGCGGCTTTAACTGTACTACGTTGATCTGAAGTTAATTTACTTAAGTCAGGTTTAACCATAGGTATTTGCCTATCTGGTTTAACTGCTTCCCACTGATTCTCAAAATGAGTATCAAATCCTAATAATGGATGATTAGTTGATTCTCCTTTAAGACCTGCAAAATTTTGATATAATTTATTTAACTTCTCTCCAAATACAGGAGTATTAGCAATTACATCATCAATCTTACCATTAGTAATAATGTTCATTACATCATCTGCTTTTCCTTTATATGTATTCTTAACATCGTTAATCAAACTAAGATATTGAGTAGCATACTTTTTAGCATCTGCATCTCCAGTTTTAGCCATATGCTCTAACTTAGTAGTTAATTCATATTGCTGATTCTTTCTTTGCTCTATTGGAACACTAGTATCAAATGCACTACTAATAGTATTTCTGAATTCTTTTGCTTTGCCCTCTGGAGTTACTTCTGTCTTAACTGTTACAGTTTGATCGAAAGGACTATATCCTGCCCCTGCTCCAGCTCCCATTTGACCAGGAACCATTTGTGCTTGTTGCTCTCTAGATACTTGCTTAAATACTTTCTCCATTCCAGTATTATACAATCTCTGTTGTAGTTCATTTTTAGCTTGTTGTGGAGTAAAACCATGTTTCTCTGTAAGCACTCTAAATTCTTGTTGACCTTCATCAGTAGTTAAGTAATTACCAATACTTCTAGCTGCTTGCGCTCTGATCTTAGGTTCAAAGATTCCTTTTACACTTTGACCACTAGATACTTGTTCCCATACTCCTGTTTGTGGATTTTGTCTATACCCTCCACCTTGTGCTGCTTGAGCATCAGCTTCCATTTGATCGAAGTATGTTTTTCTTCTAGTATCGTAATCCAATTGCTTTTGTACATCTGGAGTAAAATCTCTTACTTGTCCTGTAGATGGATCAACAGTAGTAAAATTAGATACATCACCAAATACAAGAGGTGTTTGACCTTGAACTTTCATCTTAGCCATTATATCTTGCATCTCTTGTGCTTTCTTGTAATTCTCTTGGGCTTTTCCAAGAACAGCATCTCCACCAATACGTCTAGCAACTTCTCTTACTTGATTACGTGCATTTTCCCAATTACCTGCTTTTCTAATATCAGAAACAATACCTCTTGTATCAGATATTAATTGTTGCTTCAAAGGTTGATCTCCTGCTAGAGTTTGCATCTTATTCACATACATATCTAATTCATCCATCTTAGCTAGATTCTCTTCGTATCTATTAGATAGAGTTTGCCCCAAAACGTCAAACTCCTTAGTTGGCGCGCCAGCATAAGGAGTTACGTATGGTTGAAATTGTAAGTTAGTATTATATTCGGGCATGAGATTATATCTTAATAATAAATCTCCTAAATATAAATAATATTTATATTATACCCAAACGTTTTTTAAGATCAGCAGGTAATCTTCCCATTACTCCTGTTCCTTGATCATATAGATAACCAGACAAAGCCATCTTCGTCTTGTCTAATTCCTTCTGTTGTTTAACTGCAACATTACCCATTATACCTTGAAGAAGTGCATTTCTTGCTGCTACTGGTAATTCTGCATATTTTCTATTTTTTAATGCGAGTTCTTGATCTAATGCTTGATTAGTTATAGCTACATTAGCTGCTTGAGTAGCACCCATTCTTTGAGCAAATTCTCCTCTATACTGATCTCTTCTTACATTCTCTGCTTGTTGAGCTTGATTAAGAGCATCTAGTGTTTTAGCATATGCTGCTCCAAGATTAGCTGCTGTACCACCCGATGATGTAGAAGTTAATCCTTTTTGAGCCGTTCTAAAAGCTTGTTGAATGTTAGCTTTAGCTAAACCAGATCTATCAGTATACTCATAAGATGGAAGAGGTACATAAGTACGAGGTACTGTAGTACTTATCTTTTTAATAGCTCCTAAATTTGCTAGATATGAACCTAAATTTAATAACTGTCCTTGATTTTCTTGAATGCCTGTAGCCAACTTCTGTCCAAATGATTCTGGTTGAGCTGTAGGCATTGCAATTGTAGGTGCTGATACATCTGTACGTTGTCCTTCAGGTGTCCATGTACCAAAGGTAGGATCTTCTGTTACTGCTCTTTGTTGTCTTATATCAGCTAAATTCTGTGTTGCTGTTGTTGCAGTAGGAAATTGATATGATTGATCTGGTTCTGGAGGTACTCCAGTAGCTTGAGGAGTTCTGAATCTAGTAGCTGCACCTATATTTCCACCATCTGCAAATTTATTTCCTCTAGCTTCATATAACCAATCTGGAAGATTACCTCCTTGTGCATGTTCTACTGTTTTTGCTTTACCTCTAATAGATACATCTTGATGACCAGGTGTTTTAGCAAACTCACCCGATGCATGACCATATGCTAACCATGCTTTATAAGCAGCTCCAGATTTAAAGTTTCTTCCCCCACCTGCATATTCTGGCATCTCTTCATCTCCTATATTACCACCTAAAGCATAATGACTTACTGGTGCATAACTAGGTCTAGTTAATGGTATAGCATTAGGAAATTCCATAGCTCTGTTTACTGGAATTGCTGGTTTTGCAGATTGTATAGTTGTTGGAGCAGTTCTTAATTTCTCTGTTATTGGATCTATAGTTGTAGAAGCATCTAGTTGAGTTCTTGCTACATAATCAGCTCCACCCCAGTCTTGAGGCGTTGTAACAGGAGCTTGATAGGTTGTAGTAACTCCTCCAGCTCTACTTGTCTGACCTGCTGCTAATATATCTCCTGGTTTTCTTGGACCTGTTGGTACATCCAATAATCCACCATTAGCATATTCTGGTACAAGACCTCCATATGCTTTTTTCTTAAGATCTGGATATTTAGCATATACTTTAGCTTTAACATCTGATCTTCCATGAAGACCTGCTAATCTTAGAGCATCTACCGCATCTGCTCTAGTAGGAATAGGATATGATCTTCCTCCACCAGCAAAATCTCCAGATTCTACTGATGGATAAGGTTTCTTCTTAGATCCATAGTCTTCACTTCTATCTAAGCCTCCACCTTGAGCAAACTTATTTGTTGCCATTTGTTCTCCTTTTTCTGATTCTTGTAAATTGAATAATACATCAAGACCAGTATCAATTCTATTAGCTTCTCTTTTACCTGTATTTTTACTAGGGTAAAAGTTAGATTCTGTTTTTTCTTCAGCTTCCCCCTTCTTCTTTCCTAGAAGAGTTGCTGCTTCTGCGTAAGTAGCTCCTTTCTTTACATTAATTCCTGCACCTTCTAGGAAAGAAAGGGCTGATGATGATAACTTAATTCTATCAGAATAAACTCTATCTCCACCTTCTCCAAGAGTACCGCCATTCTCATGAGTAGCTCCTCCAGCTACAGTCAGATCAGAAGCTATATTATTCTGCTCTTCTAGATTTGTATCATTACCTTGAACAACTTCCCCCTTTTCTACTTCATATTGAGGATTTTCTACTTCTCCTCCATCAGCAAAGTATTGAACTCCTTGTTGACCTTGAGTATCATAAGCACTATATCTAGCTGCTGATTGTTTAGTTGCTTGGTCTATATATTGTTTAGCCGCTATCTCTTGTTCTTGTCGTAATCTTTTCTTTTCAGCTAGACCTCCAACTAATCCAGATACAGCTCCTATACCAGCACCTACAGCAGTACCAATTCCTGGAAGTACAGCTGTACCGGCAGCCGCACCAGTTAAAGCACCTTCTCCTGTTTTTAATCCTACATTAGCTTTATTAGGTCTTTCAAATGATGTCATGGTATCTGCTAAAAAAGTAGCTCCTGCTTGTACAGCTCCGCTATTCTTATCCATCCATCCACCACCAGCATACATTTTATATGTTTTTTTCTTTGCCATTATTTTATAACTTGAAAGTCTACGGAATAATCATTAAAATACAAATCATTTTGTAGACCATCAATAAAATTATTATCATATATTAATTTTATTAACAAATACTTATCTACAAACTTCAAAGGAGATAAAGGTAATTTACTAGAATCGTAATTTGATGGAACTACATTAGTATCTGCATCTATAAATAGATTATCATAATTTATTACTAAATCTCTGAATCTATTAAATGACCATTCTGAATATCTCCTACTTAGATTAACTTCTTCCCAATTAGCTTCATAACTTTTACTTTCATCGTATTGAGTGAATGTTAATTTATTACTTGATTGATATCCATTCCAAAGAACTATAGAATTAAATGTATCATTTCTTACTTGTGATTCATCTGGTTCATATGATTCTGTTACCCATTTAACATTAAAGAATAACTTATCATATTGTGCTCCTTGATTAAATACATTAACTATATAGAATGGATTTACTACAGCATCATAATAAATACCTTTCTTAGTTTTATCATTATGTCTATATATCTTATTGTTCTTAAATGAATAAACACCTTGTCTATCATTGAATAATACATCTGGATTATATGCATGAAAGCTTGTAAATGATTTCATGGTAGGAGTATAACTCATTGTGAATGGAGTACCGCTTCTTTTAGAGAAGATGATACGTTCATTTTCATCATCCCATGCAGATGTATATCCTTCATTCTTATATGGATTATCTCCAAGAGTTTCTAAATTCTCTATAAAGTATTCTCTAAATCCTTGTTCACTTATTTCATCTGGTGTATCACTAACTAAGAATATCTTATTTCTTTCTGCATCTATAAAGAAGTAACCATACTTAGTTAATAAACAACTATGTTTATGTTGACATCCACAATAACCATCTTTATCATATATAACTTCAGAAGGAGGATTATCAAACAACTCTCCACTACCAACTGTAGTTTCTGTATCTCCTACTTTAAGAGTTTCTATTGGTCTAGTTTTAAATAGACCAAATTCCATATTAATAAATAGAGTATCAAACGTACCCATTATATTAGTTATGTAACCTCTATTCTTAGGCATCTCAAAATAATCATCTGCTAAGAAAGTTCTCCAACTTACTCTTCTATCTTCTTTAGAGAATGTTTTACTCTTGATAATTTTATATGGATCTTCTGCTATAAATACCTCGTAAGGATTATGTGGAAAAGCAGCATTCAAATCATTAACTGCATTATAGTCATGATTATATGCTATCTCATTAGGATTGTTAGCTCTATCTTTTCCAAGTATCCATGTAGTTCCTCTAGTTACTGTAACTCCCCCTAAGATTGTTGTAGTCCAAGTTATTTTCTGTTTAGGATAATAAGCTGTCATTGCTCTTGCAGGATCTTCATACCTAAAACCTATATTACTAATAGATTCACAAGTTACTCCCCTAACAACTCTAACCCCTCTCATGTTATCATAATAAGTAAAACCTGTATTAGCATATGTAACAAATCCATAGTAACCTATAAAGATATCTCCTCCATAAACATTATCACTACTAAATGTATTAAAAAAAGCTCCTGTTGATACTAACTCCTGTGAATAGAATGATATATACAAATCTGGTTTGAACATCATCATTGTAGTCAAGTATGATTCTTCATAATCTAAGGGACCTAATGCATCTGGTAAAGCTACATTATCATGAAGATCCATATTGTTATATGTTAATGATAAACTTACTGGAACTGTACCATCAATATTAGCATTAATAAATTCTTCTGATAATAGATTATTCATATCATCTACTACAGAATTATTTAATACATACTTAAAATTAGTAATCTTTCTTATATATGAATTAGGATCAGTAGCACTAGAAAATAATTCTCCACTTGGTAGATCTGGTCTTGCATAATCTATATGGTATGCAAATCCTGGTGCATTTGGATTACTTGGTGTATCATCATCAGTTGTAATAGTATGATTCTTTAAGTTATTTGCTCGTAATTTAAATTCCTGTAGTATATAAGTAGGTTGTAAAGCTGGTTTATTTAATAATAGATCAAAAGAATGAAACCTCATTCTAAATTGATTTGGTTGTATATTATTATTATCATCACCACTAGTATCACCAGATTCATTATTTGTCCAGTTTCCTCCTGAAGTAGTAACTATACCTTCATTACCATGTCCTTTAGGATTACCTGCTAATAAGAATAAACTTTGACCTGCAACTGTAGAATTTCCTGGACTTCTTTTAGCATATAATATTTCATATCCTTCAATAGTAGCCAATACATCAGCTGGTACAGCAGAAGTAAAAGCACTCCAGTTCTTTACATATAAACCTAAAACATCTAACTCTGAAACTCCATATTTAGATCTACTATTATAAAACTGCTGCCTTAGTTTATTAAATGATGGAAATCTATGATGTCTTACTTTTTGCATCGTTCCATCCCCATTTTTAAAATAAGCATAATCAAATGTATCAGGATAGAACTCCTCATTATTTTCCCAAAATCCAAAATCACCAAAACCACCAGAAGAACTTCCTGTATGATTCTTAGTTGTATCTCTAGTTTGAAAATATCTACTTTGATCTGATATAGTTTTATCTATCATCAAAGTTGTATCATATCCAAGAAGAAGACTGTTTAATGTATTCTCAGGTTGTGGAATAGTAACTGTAGGACTTACATATCCTATATTCTGTGGTGCTCTTCCAGGTATATGAAAAGCTTTAGTAAATCCAAGACCTTTTATCTTGAATCTTACATACATTGCATATACTTCATTATGACAAAAACCTCTTTTATTAGAATGTAATATTTTATCTGAATTTAATAAGTCAGATCCATTCGTAATAATATCAGATTTCCATCCTAATTGTAATACATTTACATATTGTTGTAGATTAACTGGAGTAGCTTCTACTGTCCAAGCACCTATTAAAGAACCTTGTGATTGTGTGAGATGTTTAATCTTATCATATTTAATAGCAGGTGTTAATACTTCTGTTAAAGTTAAATCAGTAAAAACTTCACTACCAGTAATAGTAATATCTAAAGTAGGACCTCCTATTGTAGTTTCTTTATATTCTCTAGCTATTAATATTCCATCTATCTTAGATATAATAACAGTTACTAATTTATCATAAGTATTATCTAAACCCTCTAAGTGAAATGTTATTGATTTAGCTGTAGCTGTATCAGCAGGACAACCATCGTAATTAGTATATCCAACACTTATTATATCATCAGTAATAAATACAGGACCAATTATTCTAGTAGCAGATGTTTCATCTCCATTATTATTCTTATATTTAAATGCTGCATAATAAGCACCTGAAGATAAAGAACCTCCTGTTTCATTAATAGCAAAAGAAGTTGTAGGTTCTGCTACATCTGGAAATAGATTAGAACTATCAAAATCATAGGAAGCAAGATCAGTTAGATTAACTATCTTTGGAGTATTGTAGAAATCTGAAAATGCTACAATTAAATCTCCTTTATAGTTATACTCTACTTCTGCATCTATAGGAAAGTCAATATTGAAATTTAATTTAGGATCATTAATCTTAGATGTATAGAAACCATTTTTATCTACAATACCTATTTCAGAACTATCTGCTAGAATAGAGAATATAATCTTATCTCCATATTTAGCGTTAGCTTGTCCTATAGGAGTTCTATTAATATATCCAGTACCTATTTGCGAAAAACCATCTTCATTTTTATATGAACCTGTAGCTTTTGATATAATACCATTATATACTTTTCTTGCAAATCCTTCTGGTTGCTTACTAGGTAAGCAGTTTAAAAACATGCCTTTTAATGGTATCATAAATCTCCTTGTAATGTTGTTAATGTATAATCTCTTTTAGTAGAAGTCCACATTGCTCCAAACCTATTCATCTCATCTATACTCATTACCTTTGGTTCATTTTGAGCTTGTAACATAAAGTCATTCCATCTAGCTTCTGCATCTCCATACTTAACAACTGGATGTACATTTCCTTGTAATAACCATTGTGTCATTATATACCAAGTTAGTGCAGTTCTATATTTATATGTATCAATTACCATTGGATAACCATCATCATCAGTTGCTATAACATTCGCATTCTTTAATATAATTGTACCATCACAAAAGTTAGTTTTTACATAACCGTTCTCTAAATAATACCATAATGTATTAACTGATTCTGGATCTGCCGCTACTTTAAGATTCTCTGTTATCTGATTGATTTTCCAAAGAGTATTATTAATAGCATCTAAATTCTCTTGTGTTGGAAATTGATTATATATAGCTGTCTGAATTTGTAAAAGATCAGTTAATTTTCCTAATTCTGTTATCTCTAATGGTGTAGCTACTCTTGTATATTGTGTAAGATCTACTTGTGTGTTAGTTCCTAATACATTAATAGCTAATGGTAATCTAATACCATTATACCATACTTCTTGAATACTATCAACTTCGTCAGGTATTCTAGCTCTATAAGAATTAACATCTATTTCAATATCTTTCTTATCGAATCCTGTATGATAACCAATAGCTTGAATTCCTTGACCTATCCAGTCAATTGCATCAGCCCACCAATTCCCGTTCTTGATCTGAAATCTTTGACTGCATTCTTGAATAATGTGCCAACTTGAGATCTTTTTTGTAGTACTCATGCGAATATGGTTTATATAATAACTCTGAATCTTCTGTTATTGATAATGCTAACTCTCTTTTATTACCCCAAGAAATTTTAAAAGCATATTTACTATGATTAGGTAGAAATAAATTCTTTACATGATTCCAAGAATAGAATGTATCAGTTATATGATAACACATCCATTCTTCACCACCATTATTACCTGTAATATTATTAGTATCATCCTTAATCATAGCTAGAGGAATTCCTCCTCTTTCTAGTATTTCTTTCTTTCTTTTATTGGATTCTCCCCAATCAACTCCACCTTTAATATTACCATTTTGATTTAATGATATTTTCCGCTTTAATACAATTACATTCAACTTTCCTAGAAGGAATGGGAATTGAAATTCATATCCTTTAACTACTTCAGTAGATATCTTTTGATGGAACTCTCTGACTATATTAGCAAATACTTTATAATCTAATTTTCCACCTTCCTTTTTATAGGAATCAAATGCATCTCTTGTATTAAACTTTTTCATCGTTAATTGGTGTATCTTCTTGTCCTATCTTTCCTAACATCAATGGTCTTTTCTGTTCCACTAATGCTGATATTCCTTCATAAAGAGATTCTTCTATAACTAGTTTTCCATCATCATCAAAGCAATCTCCACTATCACAACATTCTCCAAACCTAGCAACCTCTAAAGGATTTTCATATACTGCTCTAAAGTTAGCTGCTTTTAATGAAGGCACATTAAAGAAATATGCATAATCATTTAGATATGTATAAAAAGGTAAACTACTAGAATATCTCCTATATCTAATCAAGTCTAAATCTTCAGGCTTAATATAACTAATATTTTGATATTCTGGAGAATTAACTAATGTAAAATGACTATCCTCTCTTACTATTAAAGGCTTAGGTACTTTACTATTTGTTCTTACTACAGCTTTACCAGAATCATAATTACAACATTCAGTTTGTTTAACTCTAATTAGATCTGAACATTTAACTGTCTGCTGTAATGTTTGTGGGAATATCTTTGTTGAATCATATCTCCTCTGAATAATAGTAGCTCTTGCAGCAATAGCAGCTTTCTCTACCATCACTCCAAGAGCATAATTATTTGCTTGATCCCATCTAAGGAGAATTGAATCTCTAACCTCTTCTAATAACATATTTAAATAGTATGTAAAATGCAAATCCTCCTACTACAGATCCTATAGTTACTATAGTTATAAGACCAACCCACCATATCCAATTTCTTACATATGTTACTACAGGGGGTAATTGGACAACTTTAGCTGGTATAACTGTTTCTATTTTAACTGGTATTTCTTTAATACTATAAACTGTATCAGGTTTTCTTTCTAGTAATAACTGATACTCTTTACCCATTCTTTTTAATGTAGCCTTAAATTTAGCATTATCAATAAGAATTTGACTATCTGCAACTGTATCAATTAGAAATTTAATAGATTCAGCTGAATCTCCTTTTATATATAAAGTATCTTTATAACGCCAAAGTGTATCAATGGTAACTTTAGTACCTATTTCTTTTAGGAGAGAAGGATTGATTAGGAGAGCTTTCTGAAATAGCTTCCTTGATCTAGTTTCTCTTTTTAATTGTGTATTACATCCAATACACAAAAACGATATCATCGTAAATAATAGGAGTAATTTCTTCATCTTTCTTTAATATGTTTATAGACTTCCAGTTCATAACCTAAAGACTTAAGTGCTGTAATAATACCAGATGTAAAGATAGCAAATGCTATTAAGAAATAAGTATTTTCTTCTTGTACCTTTCCTTCATATAGTTTATTTAAATAATCAAATGTATAAATCCAAGAAGAAACAAGTAAATAAACAAACCCTCTAAATTTTTCAAATCTTAAAGCTAACCAAAGTCTATACAATCTTCGTCTTAATGGTATTCCGAATAACTTATGTTTATTAAACTTCTTTATATCATTACAAAACATTGTCTGCAAAGACAATAGAGCTAAGTATGCGAAATTTAGTAGAAGTACTAAATGAACTATTAACTTTGTCATTACTTAAATTTGTTTATTATTTTATTCAACAATTTTTTATCTAACCAAGTTGCTATCTGTATTGATAAGAAAGCTCCTAATGCGATTACTTGTGGATAACATCCTGACATCCACTTATAATTTAATATCACTGGATGTAATATGAAGTTAATAAAGCTTGCTAAAATTAACCTTTGTATTAAACTACCTTTTTGAACTTTCCCTACTAAAGATTCATATACACTTCTAGCTAGAATTCCTAACCCTGTAGCGAATATGAATACAAATATTTTCTCATTATTGATTTGATCTAAGATAAATTGTTGTATATTCACTACACTTTGTTTTTCGCAATAAATTCACTTACTTGACGTTTAGATAAATAAGCACCTACTATTCCAATAGCTATTAAATAACCAGAATACCCTTGTAGTTTTACTGGTAATTTATCTTCAAAAGCTGCAAGACCTACACCTAATCCAAAAAGACTGGCCATAAAACTAAATACCTTATTTGCTAATGGTGGAGTTTTAGATTTTAATCTAGCAATCTCCTGTTTAATTAACTGTTTCATATGCTGCTTGTAATCTAGTATCGTAATTAAATTTTTTATAATACTTACCATTATAACAAGATGCAAATACATCCCACTTTTTAGTCTTCAATGCATTATACATTGTTTTATTAGACTTAATAAAATTCAACATACCTCTTAATTGCTGTTCTTCTCCAAGTTTAAAGTCATCTAACATAGCATCAACTGTCTTATATCCAGCTGCTTCATGATTGAATCCCATAACTTGACCTAATCCCCATGAAGTAGATTCCATAGCTTCTGTTGGATGAAGCTTAAATGCTTCATTAAAAGCTAACCACTCCTTAGTTTGATTCTCTACTCCATTAGCAATTCGTACTCCAGTACGCATTTGGAAATGATATGGTTCAAATTGTATCACAATTTTACTAGTATCCTTAGAAAAACCAGAGCCAGAAGACTCCACTTTAATAACTGCTTTTACACAAGTAGTATCAAGTTGAAATTCTCTGGCTAGTTTAACAATTATATCTTCTGTTAGTTTTGTCATGCTGGTACTTCTTCAAGTTTTTCTTTTTCCTTCTTACGAAGACCTAATAGGTAATCATCATATTTACTATCATCAATAATAACAACATCTAAGAGATCAAGAAATGCATCTATATATGGAAGTTGCATTTTAGTTCCATCCTGTAATGTTACTTCTTTATTACCATAACTATCCATCTCCTTTGGAAATACAGATAGTTTCATAACATGAACATTAACTGAATATTCTTTCTCATTCAGTTTAACAAGATCTTCTCTAAGAGCTTTCTGAATTGAAATAGATACTTCTTTACTATCTCCAACTAATTCTTCTCTTCTAGCATTATACAATTTAACATCTGCTTGATAATCTTTTGCAATCTTATCACATTGGTTAAATATACGTTGAAGATTTAAACATGCATCAAAAGGAATCTTATTAAATGATCTTAAAACATCACACGCACTAGCAATCTTCTGAATTCGTTGATTTGTTAACTTAATTGTTTCCATTTATTTTATTGTTTATAGTTCAAAATCTACAAATCTTTCTTGTACAAGTAAGAGAATATCTAATCGTAACTGCTTTAATCTATCTGCATTACGTTGACTCTTAGATAGATCTTCTCCTGCTCCTGTAGGTACTGTACTAATAGTTTTCCATCCAGCTGTTTCTGGTTTATATGGAATTCCTTGAAGATCCAATTCTATCTCTCTATAAGAAAACTGTGATTGGCTTTCTTCTTTACTGGTAGTTATATTTTCAAAAGAAGCAACTAGATTTAATCCAGTTCTAGGATTTTTACCTAAAGATTTTGTTAGTTCCATTTTGTTTATGTATTAATGTTAAATTTATGATTTTACTTTGGATTATCAAATTTATGGTGTAATGAAGTTCACATATTTCATTATCCCTCCATCATTGAACCATAGTTTTACTAGACCATTTTCTTTGTTTTTACAAATAGCTACTTTACCTGTTTGAATATCATTTGATGTGGGATCTGTAGTTCCCATTAATACAGGTACTTGTAAAGGAATAGATTGTATTTCTGCTTGTAATGGTGCATATCTTGCATCTGATTCTGCTTTTGTATATGATACTCCATTATTAGCTTTATTTCCAAGAGCATTATCAATTTCAACTTTAGTATAAACATCTATACTATTAGCTTTTGTTCCTAATGCTGCATCAGACTCTTGCTTTGTATAAGATTCTCCTACATTAGCTTTTATAGATAATTGACTATCAGATTCATATTTAGTATAACTATCTCCAACATTTGCCTTATTACTTAATGCTTGACTAACTTGATCATTTGTCGGATAGGATTTTATCTCTTCTATATCAATATACTTATTATCTGATTCTATTTTTGTATAATAATTATTAAGATCTATATCTCCAGTAATTACGTAATATTTAGATTTCTCTAACCAATTAGCATCATCATGAATATTATCATCTTTAACCTTTAAAAGTATATACTCTTTTTGATCTTCTTCTACAAAGACGGTCATACCTAAATACCTATATTTCAAGGCATTTCTATCATAAATGGTTTTTACAACCATTCTATTATCTACTGGTAAACCAGAGGTAACAACTATACTGCTATTAATTTCCATTTTTAGAGAGCTTTAAATTTATATTACTATTGGATTGTATAAATTAACATTCATTTTAAAAGGTAATACATCAGGTCTTCCAGATTGAGTAACTCTTTGTAATTGAAAAGAATTATCTGTACCTACTGCTACAACTTCTATATAATCTCCTTTTACTACATCAAATTCTTCTATAAATACTATAGGTTCTTTTCCATTACCTGCTACTGCATATGTTCTTCTTGTATCTAAAATATCTTGACCATTCTTTCTTAACCAAAAATCAATAGAACCATTACCTCCACCTTTAATTATATTAGCTTCAATTGATATTTTAGCTAAACCTATACCATCAAATGTAGTTTGAGTATTATTAACTGTATCACTTTTAATTAATCTACCTTTAATATACTTATTGGCATTTTGAGGTATTACATAAACTTGATTAGCAACTGATAAAAGAAAAGTTGCATTATATAATAGACAAGCTGTACCAGATACACCACCACTTGTAAAAGCTCTTAAGTATCTACCTATATCTACATTATCACATTTTATTATATCTCTATTATCGTCTGGTGCAACTGAATCAGCTTTCCAGTAAAAAGGACCATAATTCTCAGGAGGCAATGTTAGACCTCCCATTACTAGAACTGTAACTCCTGTTGATCCAGGTCTTTTACGTAGTTCTATAAAATCAAGCATTGTTTCTACTGGAAAGCCCATATTATTAAAATATTATATAAGACCATGTTAAGTTATTTGTTCCTACTGTTCTACCTGTTGGATAAGTAATAGTTATTGTTGTTGCTCCTACTGTAACATATGTAAATCCAGAAGCATCAATTGAATTCTGTGTTAATACAATACCTGTCGGTGTGAATGATGCTCCATGAGTTATAGTATATGTTAAACTTGCACTTCCATTCTGAACACTAGTTCCTGTTTTAGTATTACCTCCACTAATGTTAACCAGTTTGCCAGTACTATCAACTCCTAAAGCATTTACTGCTGTTCCTGTTCTATTACCATAATGTACTAAACTGCCGTCTTGATCAAGTCTTAAAGCCTTGAATTGAGCAATTGTAGTATTAGGTGTTATATAGAAATCCAATAACGAACCACCTGCTGTAGCAGACCATGCTTCTGTAGCTAGTCCACGAATAGAACCAGAATCATAGATGGTCCCTGCTGTTCTCCATCCACTAAATACATATTGTCCAAGTATATTAGTATTAAGAGTTGGTTGATTTAACGTAGTTCCAGAAGACCTAACTATTACCTTAGATCCATTTGTTATAGTTCCTAATGCCGAGTTTATAACTAGTGCATTTTCTGTATTTGCATTATTTAATCCTTGTGCTTGAACCCATCCTTGTACTGCTGATCCAGTAGGCAATATTTGAAATTGGCTAGTATTTACTTGTACTGTAGATGTTGCTCCAGTAGAGGTTATAACAACTACTCCATTGTTTAGATTATTAACTAGTGAAAGATTGACTGCTCCTACTCCATTATATCCTATATATCCACTCTGTGTTGTAGGAGTAGCTGTTCTAGCATACAACCCAATATAAGCATGATCGGGATTACCTGTATTCGTACCGACTTTTAAGGCTTCTGCACCTCCATTAATCCATGCACTACCATTAACTTGAAACCTATCTGTAGTATTATTGTTTTGAGTGCCTCCCCCTATTGTTACAATACCACCATTTGGATTTATACTTAATAGTTTATTTACTGAATAATCACTACCACTCCTAGATTGAATCCAACTATATTGGACAGTTTCTACTCCTTTACCTTTTGATCCAAAATCCATTAAAGTGTCTAGTGTATTACCATGACCAACTCTAAACCCCCCATTTCTAATAGCCCCAGTTACACCAGAATCTGCATCAGTACCATATACTGAAAACTGTTGAATAGCTGTATAGTTGGAACTACCATCTTGTACAACTGAAGGACCTGTTACATTAAACTTAGCACTTGTTTGTACAGATCCATTCTGATTCAAAATATAACTTCCAGTCACGCTAGCTGTTCCTTTTCTGATATTACCAGAAGCATCTATGGTAAGAGGTAGGTCTGTTGTAGCATTGGTAGGAAGAGCAAGTGCTTGAACTGTAGCAGTGTCAAATACAAAAGCCCCTGTTGATGTAATATGGACTTTAGTAACTCCTTGTGCAGTACCAATATTAAAGTTCAAAGCAGTTAGTCCATTAATAATTGTAGATGAACTAAGCCCATTCATTACTATTCTCATTCCATCCACAAATCCACCAGCACTATCATAGTTATTATGCCGAATATAATATATTGCATCAGCACCACCGCCAGCAACCCCATTTTGTACAGCCTGTGCTATGGTTTGATTGGCAGTTAAGGGTGCTAAGTTTTTAAGCTCAAGAATAGCTGCTGAATTTAGAGCTGTATATAAAGTAGATACTGTTAAGAATTGATTTGACGTTGTATTTAGTCCAGAACCTACAAGAACTTGTCCTCCATTTGGATTTATACGGTATTGTTTCTGTATAGAGTAGTCGCTTCCATTTCTTGCTTGCATCCATGCATAATCTCCTGCAATACTAATTCCATTGTCTACTATTACAGCACTAGAACTAATTGTTCCTATTCTTAATGCCCCATTAGCTGCACTTCCAGATAATGAAGCAGCCGCATCTAAACCTACAATTCTAGCAGTACCTTGAACATCTAATCTAAATCCAGCATCGGTGAAGGTTCCTCCATTTTGGATGATTAAGTTATTTGTACTTGATAATTTAACTCCTGTAACTCCATTTGTTCTGAGATCAGAAAAAGCTTGTCCATCTAAAAACGCAACAGAACTGCCTCCTGTAACCCTTACTCCGAAATCTGTACCTGTCGTAGCAGTCAAATAGCCTATATTACCATGTACTGCTCCATCTGTGCCTCTTGCAAAATCTATAGTTCCAGCTTGGTTAGTAGTTCCCAATAATATTTGGGCACCTCCACCTCTATTTTGTATTCTTAATGCATAAGATAGTACATTAGTAAATGCACCTGTTGTAAAATTAGGATTAATATCCAGCCCTACTAGACTATCATTGTTGGCTGTAGCTGTTAGAAATGGGTTAATATTAACCGCTGCTGCTAAACCAGTAACCGCAGATCCTCCAGCAGATATTATTACCCGCCCACCGTTGGGATTGATTCTTAGTTCTCTTTGTGATGTATAATCATTACCTAATCTACACTGAATCCAACTATACCCTAAAGTTCCTGCCACTCCCATTTCAAGATTGACAGCAGAACCACTGGGTTCTCCTAATCTAATAGACCCATTTGCTGTTGATCCTCCTGTAGCTAAAGGAGCTGCATCAGTTCCTATAATATCTACTTTTTGGATTGGTAAACCCGTTCCTCCAAATTTACCTTGCCCCGATATAAAGAAATTTCCAGTTTGGACTGCTGCTAATTGATTAAGAATATAACTTCCACTAATCGTAGCACTACTCTTTCTTAGATTTCCTGAAGCATCTATTGTTATATTAAAATCTGTAGTTGCATTAGTTGGTAGACTAGGTATTTGAACTGCACCATTACCTATTATAATATTACCTCCATTTGGGTTTAATCTCAATTCTCTATTAGTAACATATGCACCAGAATCTCTAGACTGAATCCATGAATATCCTAAAGTTCCTGCTACTCCAATATCTAACATAGTATTAACAACACCAATTCCAAATATTCTAACTGCTCCATTTTGTGCTGTACCCGATGCTGCTGGAGCTGTATCTGTTCCAACTACTTCAAATTGTTGAAGAGCTGAATTAGTTCCTCCTACTTTACCTTTACCAGAAATGAAGAAATTAGATGATGTTTGTAGTGTTGTTCGATTCTGTATGTAGTTACCATCAAATACAGTTCTATCTATTGTATCTAATGTATTATTAACTCCATCCCAAATAACTACACCATTATTTAGCATAGTATCTTTCCTTGTCGCTACAGCTTGTAATTGACCAGTTATACCTATTCTGAATGTATCTGTAAATTCATCAAATACAAATAAGTAATCTGTAGCAGAACCTCTATCTATCTGAATACCAGATTGACCTGCTGTTACTCCAGCTCCTACTTCTCCAGCATTTAAAGTCATGATATTATCTTTGACTTCAACAACTGTTGAATTAACAATAGTTTGAGTACCATTAACAATTAAATCACCGTTAATAGTAGTATTACCATTTACTGTTAATCCTCCTATTTGTATTGATCTTGTTGTAATATAACCTCTAGCTACTACTGTATCTAGAGTTTCATTAGCAAATTTTGTATCTATTTCTGCTTTAGTATATACATTATCTAAACCATAATAGTTTTTCTTTAATTTCCAGTTAGCATTATTATTAAGATTAGAATCAACTAATCCTTTTAGGAGAATAAACTCTTCGTTTGTACTATCAATATAAACAGTCATACCATTGTATCTCCATGCCAGATTATCTCTTTCTGTCACATCAAATACAACCATGCGATCATCTACTGGTATTCCAGCTCTTAATGTAAAATTAGCTATTAATGGAATCATGTAATTATTAACTTAAAGGTTGAAGATCTGATTACGGAAGTTAAATGTTTTAATTTTAAAACCTTGTATGAATGAGTCCAATTATTTGTTAATCCTATGCTTTGTGCATTTACTGTTGATACATCAAAAGCATCTGTAATTTCAAGACCTTGCCAATCATATATCCTAAATGTATTAACTGCATCTGGAAAAGCAAAATAAATATATTTACTTGCTCCAGTTATAGTAAATAGTATATCAGTATTATAAACTTGTTGTGCTATTGACTTAGTTAAAGCTCCATATAGATTTGTATTATCTAATACAAGATTAGACATTCCATATAATATAGGATATACAAATGATATACCATATGATACAGTATAGTTATTTGTATTATCAATAGCTTTTAATACCCAAGTATGACTATCTACAGCTGTACTATATCCTACACTTGGTATAGTAGCTCCTGTTACTTGACTAGCAGTTGGTAAAGGATCAAATGGTAAAGCCGGTGGTACAAATCCTGGAATATTAGTAACTGTATCTGGAAGCTTATATAATTTAATACCTATTACAGGAAGACTTTTCTTTGTAACTGACCATGTAAGATTAACAACTGGTACAGTTCCTTTTTCAAAAATATCTGTAAGATTATTCCCTGTATTTAGAAAAACAGTAGGTTGAACATAAGGATACAATAACTTATCCCATAATTCTTTATATGGAACTTCATTAAATGTATCTCCTTTTTTAATACCTCCTAAATCTGACTGTATTAAATTATGATTAGTATAAAATCCACTATCTGCATTCCATCCTTGAATGATAATCCAATCTGCAATATTAGTTGGATCTGGTGTAGCGTGACGTGGTATAATAACATCAGTAGGTCTTAATAATAAACCATTTGCTGTTCCTTCTACAGATACATAAAATAAATCACTTGGATTTGTAGGAGTTGGAAATACTCCAGTTAGATTTGGATTAAAAGCTATAGGTTGTCTATAAGGAATTAAATCTGTTATCTTCTTAGATACTAATCCATTTCCTTGAATTGTAATTACTTCTCCTTCTTTTCCAAGATATGTTCTAACAAACACATCAAGTAATTCTAGAAAAGTATTTGAACCTATATTACTGAATATAATAAATCCATCATTAATTTGACCATACTTAGCATTAATAACTGCTGAAAATTGATTCAGTCTTAATGCTCCATAAAACTTAAGAACAAGTTTTTGAAATCTTGTATCTTCCCAATCGTAATCTTTTCTATATGTAATTGCATCAAGCATATTATTATACCTGACAAAATCATTATAGAAAGAAGAATCTATACTATATTGCTTCTCATTTGCTATCCGCAAACCTAAAAGTGATATTGCATTTCTTCCTTTTGTTACAATCTCGTTTATCTCATCTAGAGAAAAAAATGTTGTTGCCATTTAAACACAATCTAATGAACCTGTTTCTGGTGGAAAGTATGGTAATCCTATACTCGGATTAGTTGATAAATTATCATGAGTATTTCCAGTAGGAACTCCATCAGCCATCTCCCAAATATCTAATATAAATTTTTTTCCTGTTCTTACTCCAGATCCTATTCTATAAAGTATATTTCCTGGAGATCCTGTTTGTGGAGAACCTAAATAAGTAACATATAAATAACCACCAAAGTAAACAAAATCTCCTAGTGGTACACTTCCTATTCCTAATGTTATATTATCTGTAGGATCTAATGTATCTAGATCATAACCTAAAACTGTTCCAGTTGTTGTACTTACAAACAACTTATTTAATTCTGGAATTGCTTTTGAAAATGATGGTACTGCTCCAATTAACTTTCTAGTAATTGTATCAGTATCCATGTCAATGATATAAACACTATTATCAGAGTTATTAGTAATGTATAATTTGTTTGCATATCTTTGACATTCTGAAAATACACTACCTCCTGATGTATGAACTGTAGAACAATCTAATGTAGTTAATAAAGAATGGGTTGTCATATCATATATATTAACATATCCATATCTTCTTAATACATAAGCTTTTGATCCTGTTGCATTAAAGTTAATAAACCAACAATCATTTGTTGGAACTGATAAAGTGAATGATGTATCTTCTACAAATGAATTTATATTATAGAATCTTGCTGAACCTCCACCATCTGTAACAATTCCCATTAAATTAGTTAATGGTACTAACTGTATTTCTCTAACTCTTTGATATCCAATATCAAAATATGGAAGAGTTGTTCCAGTTGTTAAATCAAATGTAATAATATAACTATTAACTGAACCTGCTGATGTAACTGATAAAATTCTATTAGCAGTTGGATGTTTTACTATATTTCTTAATGCTCTTCCTGTAGTTGGATAATCAAAACCAGAATATATATTACCTATAATTGTATTAGTGTTATCTACAATAGATAGATTACCACTATAATAATTAGATACATATATCTTTCCAGCTACTACAATCGAATAATAAGGAGCAGAAAATCCAGTTATAGTTAAATCTGTACTTAGTTCACAAGTATAATCTCCAGCAACCCAAGTTAATACAGGACATGTTATAGTAACCCAAGAAGTACCATCCCAAATAGTATCTCCAGATTTGAATTTCTTAAATGTATTACTTACTGGATCGAAGAAACTAATTTCTCGATCACATACATTAACCCAATTTCCTGTATTATCTCTTACTCTTAACTCGCTCATGGTTTTATCCAAATATCTCCACCATAATAAGTACCCCCTGTTGGTGCAGTAGATTGTACAAATACTTGTACATTTCTACCTGCGGGTCCTGGAACTGTACTATCTAAACCGTTAGTTCCATTAATTCCATTTACTCCAGCTGGACCATCTGGACCTGCTGGTCCTACAGGACCAATTATATTAAACTTTAATATCCAAGTTCCACTTATCTTCTCATAAAAATCACCATTATCTTGAATATATACATCTCCTTCAAGACCTAATGCTCCAATAGGTATAGTAGCACCTTTATAAATCTTATTACCGTTGGTTCCATTAGTACCATTAGTACCATTTGTTCCAGTATCTCCTTTTGATCCTTTTTGTACTACAAATACAGCAGTACTACTATCAGAAAAAGTAAGAGTAACTTGCGTATTTCCAGTAACAAGAGTTGTATAAGAACTACTAGTTAAAGTTATACTATGACCATCTGCTCCATTTGTACCATTTGCTCCTGCTGGACCTGCTGGTATATTAATTATATATTGACTCCCATCACTAAGAAGAATCTTCATTGATCCTCCAAGATCTGTAATACTAACTATACCAACTCCATTTACTCCATTAGTAGGTTGTATACCGCCAAAATTATAAATAGTATTTCCACTATTTATAGAACCGTAAAGTGTATTATAACTATCTAACTTAATAGAAATTGCTAATGAATTCTCTAACTGTGCTATTAGTTTTTGAAAACTTATATCTCCTAAATCATATAACTTCCTATATTCAACTGCATTCATTAGATGATTAATTCTAATAAATTCATTTGTATACATAGAAGAAGTTCCAATGTAATTAGTATTTATAATATCTAATCCCACATTGGAACTTACCATCTTTGCTTTGAAGAGAATCTCGTTTGTTTTTTCTAAATCATAGAAATATGTCATTTCCTTAACAAGTTTTCATGTTTTTACTTGATGCTCCTATTAGATCTGATACATAATCAAGAGCTTGTTGTGATCCAACTAGATCAGAGAAAAGTATTCTATTATCAGCTACATCCATGTAATACTTAATTTCATTTGATTGCTGAATGAATGATCTTACATCTAAAATATCTTCATCTACTTCTAATTGAATCTGCCTTTCTGTCCATCCTTGTTGAGAATAGCCCAACATAGCAAATTGATGTGTAACATTATAAACTGAATTTACATTTACAACTGCTGGAGTTGCTATAAACTTAATATCAAGAGCATAATCTTTATCAAATCCTGCTATACTTAATGTACTTTCACCAACTGTAAAATTGTATGTAACAACTACCAAGTCTGTCTTAGTCACTTCTACTTTCCTAGAAGTAATAACTTCTCCACCTGGATTTGTAGAGTCATCTACAATAATGATTGTAGATGGATCTCCTTCTTGATTTACTTTAAAACTAGCTTGGTATACCATCTTGCTTCATATTAACAATCTTCTGTTGATCTTGTTGAGTTATAATAGATATTGCTTCTGCTGTTCTATCTATTAACATATAACATACTGCATCAGAAACTTCCAAATCACCATCTTTATATAATCTAACTTTAGTTCCACTTGGTACAACTACTGTACCATTTGATACAAAACTTTGAAATGGTTGAAAAGTTATAGTATCTACCACAATATTACCTTCAATTGTTTCATATTTTCCTGCTGCTAAAGTAGCTCCACTTGTAATAACTGGAAATCTATAATTTGGTTGTTTAGGTTTTTTAAGATACGTAATTTGTATACTATTTACAAAAAAATCATCAAAGTATACGTATATTTTATTTGTCGCTAACGAACTAATAGGGAATAATTTATCTGTCTTTGTAAGACTATTGATTAATACATCATCTAATTCTTCTTCATCAGTTAATCTATTAGGACTTTTATTTACTTTCAATTTAATAACTGTTCCAGTTCCTACATAACCAGTAACTCCAGTTACTCCTACAAAGGTTTGTCCTTCTAGGAAAGAAAGAGAATTATAGGTGATACTTCCTTTCTTGACTAAATAAGGAACATTCTTTTCTATCTCTCCAGATAAAATACTCTTTTGAGAACATTCATACCAAACTTCTGACCTATCTCTAATTAGATAATAGTAATCATCTGGTAATCCAGCACTATAATATTCTTCTGCTTTATAAAGAGCAGTTATTTTAAAATCTTTAACCTTTAATTCTTTAAATCTTTCAGTTCTTCTTTCTGTATCTTCATACCCTTTACCTTTCTTTTCAGAATCAAAGAGTAATTCAATCTCCTTAATTAATACAGAATAAATCTGCATATCTGTTTGTTCTGGTCGTATATCTGAATAAGCAAAAACTCCAAGATTTTGGAGTTTCTGCTCAATCAATATATGCATAGTTTTTATATACATAATATTATGCTGATACTGAAATTGTTTTAGGATAAAGAATCTCCATGATATTTTCAAAGTCAGCTTGTTGGTTTGTTCCAACCACATCAGCTTCAACTTCAAATGCTACCATTACATGAACATCATTATCAACTATGGTTTTCTGACCATCTTTTGCTAACCCTTGATTAATACCGAAGATGTCATATGTATCATATGTCTTAGCATCATTAACCTGTGTTGCCAAATGTTTGTCAATTCCACAATACAAGTAGAAGTCACCTCTATACACATTAGAGTATCTTTCAATTCTCTTTAATTGTGCAGGATAGCCAGCTCCAATTGTTGGACCTTTCTTTGTAGTAGGTGATCCTTCAATAGCTTCTTGACCAGTAACATCAAAGTTACGTTCTACATCATTTACTACCATTTTAACCCCATAACTAGCACCACTGTTTACAACTGAAGCTGTAAAGATAGGAGCACTTCCATCAATAGGATTATTAACAGCAGTAGCCAATGCTGTACATAATTGTACTGCTGTCATACCAGCTGCATAATTAACATTGTAATAGAAGAAATCCTTATCATATGTACCTGGAAGGTTTTCTATTACTTTAATAGTAGCATTATTACGTGGACCAGTATAGTTAACTGTATCAATTAAGATAGTTTGAGCAGCAATTACTTCATCGTATCCTACATATAAGATCTGTGCTACAGGAGCAACATACTTATTACCATTTACATACTGCAAACCTGCTACCTGAAATGATGGCGACTGATAAAATTTACCACTACCTAATCCAACGCAGAATCTAACTGACTTACCAGTAAATGCTGCTGCATTAATAGCATAACTACCAACTACATCAGAGTTAGCTGTTCCTAATCCTACTATTAAGTTTAATTTATCTTTTCCGTTAAATGCTGTGATTCCTTTAGGATCAACTCCATAAATACCAACTGATCCTAAATCTAGCAGATTTGGAGTAAACGCTGTGTTTACTACACCTCCTGCTGATGCGTACTTGGTATCAGTACCTACTAATAAATATCTCATTTTAATTATTTTTTAGAAGTTATCATTTTAGCCTCTAATTTTGATTTCAAAATTGCAACTGCTTGCGATTTTTCTGTCTTTCCTAGATATGCTATTACAGCTTTTTCACTGCCTATGTTTTCATCAAGATTGTAATAATCATTACCTTCCTTAGTAAGAACATCATATTGTAGACATTGCAATAAGAACGCTTTTTGTTCAAGATGTGGATCATTAGCTACTTTGTAGAATGATGTTGGATCTTCTTCTTTCTTCTTACGCAACATCATTTTTTTCTTAGTATCTTCCATCTCTGAAGAGAAGAACTCTCCTTTTGATTTCAATAATTCTAAGATCCAATTGATCTTACTAGAGTTTTCAGTAAACTTACTAACTAGACGAGCAAATAATGTATCTGCTTTTTCTACAATCTCATAAGCATCTAATTCTTGTTGTTCTTTCTCTGCTTCATCAATCATGTAGTAATCATAGTTATCCAAGTTTTCTCTTTCCTCTTTTGTCTTAGCTATGAGAGGATGATTGAGGCAGATTTGATATGCCATGAAATCATCTGGATTTACAGGCATATCAATATCTTCCTCATTATCTCCAATCTTGATTTTCTCTTTTCTAGTTGCAATGTTCAATCGTACACCTGCAACAGTAGGAATTAAACTAAAGTCAGCCCAAAAATCTCTAACCTTAGAAGTATAGCCCATTTCATTTGGCTGTAGTCCAATAATATCAGGCATAATAATACGCTCTAAATCTGGACTAAAACCTCTAGCTACATCTCGTGTACCTTCTTTGAAATAAGAACCAATCTTTTTAACTACCTCGTCCCTCATGGATTTAGGTACAGTAGTGAATACATTTCTTTTATCATTCAGTTTTACAACAACATATTTTTCCATGCTCATTTTTAATTCCTCCTATTTTTAGATACACTCTGATTTTAAACAACCTGTAGGTTTCATGATCTGAATACCTTGTGATTTCATACCATGTACAGATGAACTGTCACGATCTGATGCACGAGAATCTGATGCTTTGAATCCTTTAGGTACAATAGATCCCATTACTGACCATTGAGTATACTCACGACCTTCTTCCATTACATACTGGAAATTGTTTTCCCCTTCGTAAGTTGAACGATCTAAGATATACAAGTCATGTGATGATTTTGGTAATCCGCTAATCGGATGAATATCTGAAATATCTCCACGAATACCACGATCAAACATTGGATGATGACGGAATGTAACCATTGCTCCATCTTGATGTCTAAATGCTTTGAAGTACGAGCCATAAACCATATCATAGCTATTACCACCTTCTGAATACTGTTTACTATCAATTAATGCAAAACCTTTTAAATCATCTTTTAATGCATTGTTGATATCTTCCATACCACCAGTACCAGTCCAGATTTCTACATTAGCTGTAGCATCAGTAATATTAAATGTAATATCACGAATGTAACCTGACAACTTCTTATAAGTCAACGCTGAATGCGAATCTCTATTTGGAATTTGAGGATCAATACCAGCACCAGATGGAATACCTACTCCAGTCAATTCATCATACATGATAAACTCACCTTTGCTATCTCTACCATATTTAGATGTCCAGATATCATACTCACATTGTTCTTTGAATGCAAGATCTGCTAAGAACATTTCCCAATCAGTATAATATGTAAATGTTTTACCATCAGCCTTGATAGTATACATCATAATCTTATTCTGTACGTTACCTTTTAATTTGTAACTATTACGAACAAGTGATGTCATATTAGTAGCAGTACCACCTAAGTAACTACGTGATTCAACACCATAAGAATCCTCATAAGGAGCCTTAAATACTGAACCTGCCCATACTACACTCTCTGCTAATAAGTTCAATGCACAAAATGCAGTTTCAGAAGCATTCCATAATTGAACGGTATATTGATAAGCTCCGTTTTTGTATTCTGGTTCTCCTTGAACACGTACTTGAACATCTCCTTTTGTAACAAGAGTCTGTTGATTAGCAAACAATTTGTCTTCGAATGGAATAACAAACTTGCTTCTTCCAACTCCAGGTTTATCACCTGCTTGATAAAGATTCCTTGCTACTCTTGATGTCTTTTTAGGACGACCAATAACAGGGAACTTGTAATCAAAATCTTTAACTTTTTTAACATTACCCATTCCCTCTGTTAACATCAACATCGGAAAGTTTTGCTTACCATAATCCTTACTAGAGTAGTTCATGTGTGTTACTACACTAGATAGCCATGAACCTTCATTCTGCATCGCTCTTGATAACTCTGTTACCGAAGAATGATCCTTTTCTCTGTAGGTGTCTTTTGTAAGTACAAATTCTGCTTTAACTCCACGCATTTTGTTTAAAATTAATCATTATTACCTAATAAATCTTTAATTGAACTTATCTTCATTGAAGAAGATCCACTTTTAGATGAATTCATATCTGGTTTCTTCTTGGTATCATTACTTCTTTTAATAGCTACTATCTTCTTAACTTCTTTTTCTTTAGCAGCAGTTGTAATACCAAGAGGTTTGAAATCATTCATTACAATATAATCCAATAGAACTCTTTGCTCATTTGTTAAACCATTCCATTTAACATCTCTAGCTGTTACTCCTTTATCATCAGTATTGAAAATAAACTTCTCCAACGATTGAGCAGTAGCCTTGTCAAGTTTAATACCTGCAAGATTACCTGTATTAAGAATTGAATCAATCTCTGCAACAATTGCATCTTGTTCATCTTGATGTTTCTTAATAAGTTGTTTCTCTCTATCTATATCTCCTTGTATAAGAGCATCTTCTTTCTTCTGTAAGAATTCCTTACCTTTATCTGCTCTTTGATATAGTTTATTTGTATCTTTAGCTACTTCAACTAGATCTTCAATTTCATCAGCATCAGTTCCTTTAGCTTCTAATGATCTTCTATAAATAGCTTCTAGTACTTCTGGCTTATCTTCATCTAAAATAACCTTAGACCAATCAGTTCTATTTTGTTGCTTCAAGAAAGTATCAATAGATAAGCCATCTGCTAAATGTTCTACCAACTGTTTAACAACTGGCATATGACCGAACAATTCTTTAATTCCTTCGATCTTTCCTTCTTTCCTAGAAGTGTCAGCTACTTGTTTAGCAATTTGAGCCATACCTTCAAGAGTAGGTTCAAAATCACCTTCGATTTCATCAATACCTAATAAAGAAACAAATTCTTTCAGCGTTTCATCTTCCTCATTAGAATCTTTATCACCTTCTGATTTATCTTCAGCTTTATCGGCTTTATCTTCAGATTTATTTTCTTCTTCGCCATCTGGTTTATCATCTGACTTATCATCTGAATCATCAGTTTCTTTATCTGCTTCTTCAGTATCTTCAACATCATCCGCTACATCTTCTCTTTCAGTAGGGATAGCTCCGAGTAATTTACCAAGACCATTTGAGGCATCTAAAGTAAATTCTTCTGATTTGTTATCGTTAAGTGTTCCGTTAATCATAATAGGACTAATTTAGTGTTTCTTTTTTAATTATCAACTATTTTATAACTCTGTTTTACATATTAATAATATATAGATAATTCGATCACTTTTGCTAAGATACGAAAGACTATTATAATATATAGAAATTAATTCTTATTTACCTTAGCGATACTGTATTGTTTATCAGCTACATACCGTTTAGTATCGTTATCTCTCTTGTTTTTTTCTTCATCTTTTGAAAGTTGCTCTCTCGCTAATTGATCCTTTTTAAACAACTCTTCACGTTTAATACTTCTTTCTTCAAGACCTGCTATCTCTTCTTGACCTCCAGTAGCATTCATAAAGTCACTACTTAATTTACTCTCTGCTCCAATCCTTGCAACTTCAACTGCTTTTTCGTAATCTTTATCAATCTTATAGTAATCTACTTCTCTCTTCGCTTGATCATTATCAGCTTTAACTTGTTCTGCTTGAATCAT